ACCTGTCGGGTCGTAAGCGTTACGCTCTGGAAACACTTCATAGTTCTTCAGGTTGAGGAATTCCTGATCATCGATCTTACCCATGAGCAACTCAGCAGAGCGACGTACGTTACCTGAGACTACGCAGACACCGATTAAGTTACCGAGGTCTGCAATGTCAGTGGTAGTTACTTTTTCTCCTGCTCGTCCTTTAAAGATGCGGCGAACGTGCTCGTGAAGTTTGATAAGAGGGTCTGCTCCTGCAGCAGTTCCTCCGAACGTTTTAATTGGCGTTCCAGCTGGGCGGATCTGGCTGTAATCAAAGACTGGGCTCTTCTGATCTGGCTTAAGGTAGCTATTGATGAGCGATGTGGTACTTTCGACCCAACCTTCTCTGGTGTCTGGGATGACGATTGGGTCGGTATCTGGATGTGGGTCATAAATTACGAAGTCCTTTTCTGCACCCTTGGTATCAAAGCCTACGCCCACTCCGAGCATAGAGGCTTCCATTAGGAATGCAAATGGTTTGGCCGGGTTATTTTTATTCATCTCTGCGGTAGATACAAACGAGCAGTTCTGCAACGCTGCAGAGTTCTTCTGTACATTAACTAGCGGCGTACCCATCATCCATAGACCACGTCCAGGTGGGGTCCACTTAAAGTTGAACATTCGGTCAAATGCCTCTTTGGCTGAGGCAGCCGCCTTAGTATCTGACCAAGGAAGGCGGTTAGCCTTGGCATGGTCTTTTTGGATTGAGTACATACCGTTGATCACACGCTCACAAGTATCTGCCCAAGTCTCCTTGGTTCCATCCTCTTTAAGACGAGAATAGGTTCTGATAAAGGTGATCTCACCTACGGAGTTTCCCGCCGCATCTTGGTAACCCCAGTCGACTTTCTTGGAGCGATACGTGTTAACAAAGTCTTCGGCTAGTTTGAACGAAAACAAGTTTTACTTCCTCTTTTCTATTTGTAGGTGTGTGGTTTTTAAGAAAAGCTATTTCAAGGATAAATACCCTTATTATCAGGTCCTAAAGATTTAGTCCCTCATTCAAGATTTTACTAGATTGACCCTCAGTTAGTCCACCGTTGGGGAGCTCACGGAGAGTGTTAGCTTTGTCACCAAATAGGGCTGACAGTACACCACCAGAGGTCTGACGCTCTACAGTCATGCGCACAAACTCCTTGTTCTCCTCTAGTTCCTTCATCTGATTAACCAATTTGAATAGCCGATCTATTTCCTGACCGGTATTTGGATCTGGGTATCCACCGTTCAATTCTTCAGCAAAACGTGCAAAAGCTACTCTAGAAGCCTGCATTTCGATGATTGTGTTTAACAATGCTCGTAGTTGATCCTTTGTCTTTACATCCACCGGCAGGTTAAAAGCACATGTACTGGACGGTTTAAATGCCGGACACTGAGCTGCAACAAAGCAAGTATCGCATTGGCGCAAGGAGATTGAGCTGCTATTAACAACTGGAACATCCTTGATAACATCGACGCCGAGCTCATCTTTTTCTATGACTTTCTTGGTTGTTACCCCAAAAACAGGCAGCGTACGAAGCTCATCAGCGGCTCTTTCTGACAAAAGTTTCCTACCCTCAGGAGCTCTATTATCAGGAAGACCCATGGCAGTTTCCGCACTTCCTGGGTCATCTTTAAAATCGTTGTTATCAACTAACAAGGGCTTGCTCTTTTTATCCAAGTTCTTCTCCAGCTGCAGATAGGACCAAATAGCGAGGCGGGTTACCTCGTTACTATCATCATTAATAATCTTCTCATAGTCCAACCCAGCTCTTTCGATCATAGCTTTGTAGCGAGGGCGGGCCTGGTCTTTCTGTTTCTTCTGGTAACGAACCAGACGGGTGCCGTCCCATACGATCGTCTCGCCTCTCATCATTGGAGATACCCAAGACAAGGTGCTAGCGGTAGCAAACGGGATCTGGCGTAAATTATCTGGCTTAGCACAGGCTAGGCCATGGAATTCCAAATCTGGAAATTGTGTTAAAAGGGCTCTGGTGCGTGCTGACAGGCTGGTGTCATCATCGATAGCCTCACCAGATATACCCACGTTTAAAAAGCGCTCACAGAGGCCGTAGAGGCCTGTATGGCCGGTCTCTGGGTGCCATACGACCCATAGTTTTTCCAACCCTACCGACTCTATAAGAGTCTCACGGTGGTGACGTACCCGAGCCTGGTCAAGCCCACGATAATCTATCTCAGTGGCCCCGGAGATTCTCTCGGCATTCAGCGCTACCCATTCCTGGTAAGACTCGACGTACTCATCTATCTCGCGGTCGGTCAAACTAAGATTATTGAGTTGGGTTCCCCCACCATCTACGTAGACTGCTACATCGTCCGGGAACCGGCCCTGGATAAGGTAATCCTTGGTTTTAGGCAGGCCACGCTTGGCTAAACGATAATAGTTAATAGACACATGCTTAGCGCCTGTGTCTGTAAGTAAGATGCGATGGGACGGTACTTCAGCCCCCATGAAGACTAGGTTCATTCAAACCTGTGAATCTTATCGCCCAGCTGGGTTTCTACTAGAGCAAGCTTTTGCCGCTCTACCTCATCTGTTAGATCTTGCCATGGTTTTACATTTCTTGTTGTACGCACAAATTTAGGGGCGGCAAACATCATTGCAGGAATTCCTTTGGAGAGCGCTTCAGCACAGAAGTCTGCATCAGCGTCAATATACAGCTCAACCTTGCCAACAGATTTAGCTACATCTATGTGGCGGGAGCGTAACTCTTGTCCATGGAAGAACACTGAACTATCATAGACATCAGCGTAACCAAGAATCATATTTGACTTGAGCCAGTGCTCGGTCTGCGCTTTGGATTGTTCGGAGCTAAAAACAACTCTGTAATTTGTTGCAAGTACGCGGAAGAGTTTGATGCCGTCTGGGATTGGATCCCCTACCTCAGTCTTTAAAACGCCCTCTAATGCTATTAGAACCGTCATCGTTATCCTCGTCTTTGTCCAAATGCTTATACTCGCAATGTCTTGCAAGAGAAGCTACCACGTACATCGTATTACAGAACTTACATTGGTTTCTGTCCACACACCAATTCTACCGCATTGTTCTCCTGAGCAATGTGTTTACATCTGGTAGCTGTACACCATAAGTCTCAACTTGTTCTTTAGTTTTAGCTTTTTCATATGCATCTTTCAATGCACGCAAAGCCTGAATAGTACCCGTTTGCTTTCCTGCTTGCCAACGATAATTATTAAAGTCTGCATAGCCTGCACCTGTTTGACTAAACGCAACTTTTCTTCCTTGATGTATGCTGTCATAAAAAGCTACAGCTTGTTCTTCAGCAAGCCTCAGCTTTCTTTCAGCGTTAATTCTATATGCGTCTGTTTTAGCAGATCTAAGTTCATTAAGAGCTGCGCTGTAACGGTTTAAAAGCTCTATTGCTGTTTCGTTGTCGCGAGATGTTTTCATCTCCCAGTCACGAGAGTATGGTGGTTGTGGATTCTTATCTGGTTCTACGGTCCACACATCTGCGATTAGATCATACGCTGCATATGGATTGATATCGCGTATATCTGTTGCGGGGTTCACATAAAATGTGAGCTCATACCCTTCCCAACGACGTGTGTTTGGTAGAACATCAGCGTTAAATCCCTCATTGAACATAGAGGCAATTTCATTGTTAGAGAAGCCAATATACTCATTGTTTGATTGACGGAACTTTGTGTATTCAATGCCTACTAAGCAGTCCAAATCTCCTGGATCACGGGAAGCTGCCCATTGATAAGAGACACCAGAGCCGGCTAGCCATGCACGTGTCCAGGAGTATGGATCATTAAAGTTCTTTGCTAGATAATCAAAGAGAATTGAGAGAATGGCTTCACGCATCCAAGTACGCATGTGCGTTCCCTGGAACAGCTTTGGATCTAATTCAGATGCAGCTGCGCTGAAGTATGACGTTGAGCCCGGTGTAATGCCGGGAACGTCAATGTAATCCTCAAGTCTCATGGATGTATTCTATTAAGAATTAGGTGTAGATGCAGTGTTAATCTTCAGTGCTGCGTATTCACCAGCTGCTTGCGCATTCAAATCCATAAGGATTTCTGATGAATAGCGGCGGATCTCAAGAAGAGATGCTTCACGCTCTACAGGTACAGTAAAGACCTTAGGGTCTTTCTCAATGAATACATTTCCATCATCAGAGATAAGTACAGCAAATCCCGCAATAAGCTTTGGTACCGCCGGCGCTGTCTCTTCTGTTGTATCAGGTGTAGTGGTTTCGTCTGCCATTTTGTGCTCCTAGGTTATTCGTAAAGACCCATGGCTTTACGGTTCTTTTCTACGACATATGTCTTTGCTGGGCAGAAGTCACATAAGAAAACACGAGTGCTACCGGACTTGGCAGCTGACTCTAGTCCTAGTTCCTTACGCATGCTGTCTGTTCCTTTAGGAACCAAACGCTTACTGTCTGCCTTGTAATCGTAACAGCCCTCTACAGGGCGCAAATGAAGATTGAAACACTTCATAGCGTCATCATAGAAAGTTGCTTTGGTGGTGTAGTAGTCTGGATCAATATCTGCCAGACCGCCTCCTACGCGATTGCGTAGATTCTCGATCACTTGCTTTCGTACCTCAGGTCGTGAGTAAAGCTTTACTCCGATCTTAGATAAGAAACCGGTATGTTGAATCCCTGCGGACTCGTGCTTCTCAATTAATACCTGAAGCGTAACGTCATCATCTGGATGACCTTCAAAATCTGGGAGTTCTTCGATTGTTTTGCAGTTATAGCAATAGAGTAGACGGATCTTAGGACCGTCATCTTTTATCTCTGTGTATGTGCCTTCGGAGGCATTATTGCCACCTTGTCCTAAAATTGGTACAGTCATTTTGCGCCTCTCGTGTGCTCCGTTTTTATTGTACTACAGATTGCGAACTACTGGAGTTCGGGCTTATCTGTAGGGCGACGGCGAGGCTCGAGTACCTTACGACCACTAGGTGGTGGAAGCGTTGCTTTCTTTCTACGACGTGCTTCTAAGGCGCGTTGCTTACCCGCTTGTGTATTTTGTTCTGACTCTACAGCATTAGCCTCAGCTTGTTCTTCGCCAACTTTTGTAATAGCTCTGCGTAGTGGTTCTTCTTTTGGTGTCCAATTAAGATCTTTAATAGTTACAGTCTTACTGCGATTTGATGTTTTAGAGAAACCCCGGGGAATGATTTGTACGTGCGGCTTAAGCTGGCTATCTTGAATGCCCAAGCGGTTAGCTTCTGACATCCAGTTTTTGTTGCCGGAGCGATATAAACGCAATACATAATCAATGTCGCCTTCTCCCTCACCCAATGCTGGAAGTGGGCCTGGCTTTTCATAGCTGCCCTTAGCAACCTCTTTACGTGGGCGTGGACGCTTGATATCTGCAAAGTCACTCTTAGGCTGTTTAGCCAATGTTTTGTTATAGTCTGCGGCTTCTTCTTCAGACATGCGAGGAGCAGAAGGCTCCACAGGCCAGTCTCCTTCAGGACGATTTACAGGGCGTCCTCCTGGATGTCTAAATCCAGCTACTTGTGCATCTTCTCCACGAAGCCCGCTCTTTAATAGTCCTGCTACAACGTGTAGGCGATTCTCTTCAGACTGGATTGCACGTAGGTGCTTGAAGCTGTGCACGCTTCCTGCAGTAATTGGGCTGATTCTAATATCCAGTGCGGTATGGCCTTTGCGCTTTGCAGCTTCTGAAGCCATCTTAGTATGGGTAGGGCAGTATGCCTCAGTACCTTCACGTGAAACACCGGGAAGCTGTACAAAATGGCTAGCCTTTTGTGGACAGCCAACAGCACCCTCACAATTAATATCAGACTTGTAGGGTTTAAGATTATTCTTAGTGAAGTCTAGATTCTCTGCAAGCTGTGCAGATCTAGGAACTACTACATCTTCCCCTTCAGGGCCCTTTTCAGTATCAAATCCCGCTGGGATTGAGCGTATCTCACGCTTGCGCATTTAGAGGTCTCCAACACGCTTACCGGCATCATGCTGGCTTTTTAGCCACGCACTGTTGCGGATACCTTCTGTGCCAGTAGTCTCATCGTCATCAGGCACTCCGCTTGCCTTAATGTTAGCAAGGATTTCTTCAGAGGAGACAATGCCACCACGGCGAGCGTGAATAGGGCGGTTCTTGCTGCGGTCTGCTGGGTTATTCATTGTCTAATCCTCTTCTATGTTTAATCTCTCTACCTTCATTAATATGATGAACGGTAGCTTCGTTCTGTCCCGTCTCAAAGTGCTCAGATCTAGGAAGGATAGCTTTGTACTCTTCAGTGTTTTGAGCTGCTCTTAGATGGTCATCTAGTGCGCCTTCAACACGCTCTTTTGGTTCGTACTCTACTTGCTCTGGTTCAAACAATGATTCTTTTGCTTTGTTCACAGCATGACGAAAGCGCATGGCCCTTGTCATTGGGAACTTAACTACATTGTCTGAAGTTTCGTCCACTTCTTAGTAAGTACCCAGCATCTGATCGTTAGAGATGTGTGCGACTGGTGTAGCTGAGCGTGGCTTAGATGTAGCTGATGCCTTGCCTGGCTCTACCTTTACAGGCTTCTCTTGATCAATAAAATCATAGTTCCAGTAAGGATTGAGATCGCGACGGTTAGCCTCTACGATATCTTCCCCGGTACCTGGCGCTACTGTGGTGTTAGGGCGAACCTTACGGTACTTGCCGTCAGTTGATCCCTCTGATAGGCTCTGGTTTAGAGAGCGCGATTCGTTGGTTGCCATTTAGTTTCCTTCCGGCTTAATTGATTGAATTCCATCTACAATTCCTTTGTGGCCTGTACCCATGGACATGCCCGTGCTCTTATCATAGGAAGCCATAGAGCTATCAATAGTGTTTGAAGCGTTGCCACCCAAAGCCCTGATCATGTCGTGATGAGCTTTCATTCCTGCCTTATCAGCACGAACCTGCTTACGATCTCGCACGTATGCGGCGATTCTATCTCTCATTTGTATTCTCCGGCTTTTCTATGTTAGTACTTACGTTCGGTACTCCAGCTGAAGGAACAGTATTTGTAAGAATACCGTTTCCGTCATTGTGGCCAAATAATGTAGCACGGCTGTAACTAAATGCGCGGCGGTGTGCTGCACGATTCTGTAGTACGTCCATTACTTTGCCTTCTTAATACGTGGACCTTTAGCTGCCTTAGCTTTAAGTTGTTCCTTAACCTTATCCTCAGGCTTCTTCACCTTTAGCTTTTGGACCTTATAGTCCATAGGTGCTCCGTCTGGGGTAAGAATCTTAGCAACTCTCTTAGTTCTAGCCATGGTGTAAGTATCTCCTTAAATTTTCTGTATGTCAGCCTAGGCCATTCTATTTTTGGCGTGGTTTTCGTATTTTTGATTACGGCAATATGGGCAGAGCCCGTCATCGCTGTACATTGCCTCCAAAGGAGTCATTGGGTACCCGCACTTTTTACAAAGGACAGTACCATCATAGATAGTTAGCGTAGATGTATCTTCCATTACCAAACCGATTCAGAGACGTTACGGGCTGTGCCCTGGTAGCCTGCAGGGTCACGGGTAAAGTCTACACGAGTTGGATAGAACTCCTCATTCACGTCCATAACGTCAGCAACACCCAGCTCACGGGTGCGGTAGCCGTAGCGTGGTGGGAAGAGTTGAACTTGTGGTAGCGGTGGGCGAACAATATCTTGAAGCATAGAGCCTGGGGTGGTGTTAGCTAGAAGAGCCCTAGACATCATGCCTTCTTGTGCATTTGCAAAAGGCCCTAGGAAGTCATAGCGAAGTAGCGAAGGATCTGGGTCCTCATTAGTGATAGGACGACCCTTGCTGTAGTCATAAACTCCATTTACATTTTGAGTCATTAGGAATCCTTAGATGGATTAAATCCAGGCTTACGATCAATAGTAGCCGCAAGCACATTGATTGCTTTATCTGTTTTATAAGATTTAAGATTATTAATAGCTTGGCTAAACGTGGCTGCACGGCGGCGGGAATTCTCCATGGTATTCAGGAGCGCATCGTTACAGTGATCACATGTTGGTCCATGACCTAAATTCTGTTGTGGGCCTGCCGCAACATGCTCCGGCTCATAGCTTCCGCCTTCATCGTTTTCTTGATCATAAAATGTAGCCATTTGTTACTTCCATTGTGGTGATAGGTGGGTGAAGTTCTGGGCAATGCGAGGGTTAAATTCAGCCGGTACGTTAGAGGATACGTTAGCTTTACCATCATTAACAAGATGTGGTGCTGGAGCAAGAGACATCTTAGGTGCGTTTCTCTTACCCATATAAACTAACCCGCCTTCTACATCAGCAAGCTTAAAGTTACGATTGTTTAATCTACGATCTGGTTGTAGATCTTCAGGCCACATATACTGGGCAGGGTCAATACGTTCTCCACGGTGAACACCGCGTTGGTAGGCACGTTGGTTCTGACGATTCTTTAATGAGTCTAATACTGTATCTGAGACTGCATAAGGCTTTCCTTTATCATCACGGCGTGTACGAATTGTGCCGAGGTAGCCATCAGGATATTCTGCTTGTGGGGCGCGACCAACACCCATACGAAGAAAGTCCATGGCACTACGAGGTGAGACAGGAGTACCGCCTCCACCAGTAGTTGTGTACGCGCCAATATAACCGCTAGCACCAAGGTACTGCCAGTTTTGATGTGACTCAGCCATTAAAACATCTCCCCACAATGTGAACACAATGGACTATCAAAATCATTTATAGAGATTATAGGTGATTTTCCCGTAACTTTTTCGTATTTAGCCCTGGCCTCATGATGCGCTTTCATAAATTTAAGATCTTCATCAGAACCACTTACAGATCGATCAGATAGCCATGCAGTATCATGCATATCCTTATGGATCTTTTCTGGGTCATCATCAAATTGACCAGCTGTTAGCATTTAGGGCTCCCTTAGACCCCCTAATAATACCCCTAAAAGCAAAGAGCCGGGGTGTAATCCCCGGCTCATTACTTGGTTAAACTTACTTAGCCGCGTTAGCCAGCGCCTTTTCAGCATCGGTCTGAACAGCTGTTGCAACAGTTACTAGACCTGCGGTTGTTGCTGCATCTAGGTGCTCCTGCTTTGCAAGCTTAGATACAAGACCCTTGGTGTTAACACGAGCAAGAACTGGGCCAATTACGCCAAATACTGCTGCAAATGCAACATGCTTTAGGTTATGGTTGGCTGCGCCACCCTTGTACCAAAGAAGAGCTGCTGATGCGGCTGTAGCATAGACGTAGTGCTCGACAAGACCTTTTTCTGAGTTTGTAATACGCATTTATATTCCTTATTCTGTAGGTGTTACATTATTTACGTAAGGTGTAACAATGTGGGATTCAGCCTGAACATTAGGCTGAGAAGAAGAGAAGCTAGGTTGAGCTGTTCCTGCCAATCCGGCAGATAGAGCTAAGCCAATATGCTTTAAGTCCGGTGAAAAACCGGAAGCTGCCCACGCACTAAACGCAGCTGAACTTCCAATTCCCACAGACACTGGACTCTTAAGATTTAACTTAATCATCTGTCCTCCACTTTGAGTATAACAATCTTATCGGTTATCGTCAACACCCATATGGTTCATAATAAGAGATATGTGGCGTCGTAGCTCTTCTATATGGTTATGGGTAGCTTGATCTAGCTTTAGATCTTTACTAATAATACGCCTGTCTTCGTCCCCCGAACGGTTAGTCGCATTCAAAAGTAAGCCAGAAAGCAGGATGGATTCCAGGGAAACAGTAAGCGTAAGGAGGTTAAATGGGTACGGGTCAAAGACCGCAAAGGTCATCCATATAGCCCAAAAGACAATATGTATGATAAGAAACCATGGTGAGCCAAAGGCAGTAGAGGCCCAATCAGATATCTTTTGAAAACGCTTCACTAGTACCCTGCTTTTGCTGCCATAGATAGATAGGTGTTAGGTCCCAAAACTCCCGCCTTTTTCTCAGCTGCCAGACCTGGGTATCTTGATTGGTAAACTGGAATAAGGGCGATCTCAGCATCAGTCAAAACATTTGATACTAAGTTTGCCGGTAGTAATCCGGCATTAGCAAGCGCACGGGCAACAATTAGCTCTGCAGTTCCTTTAGCACCGGGCTTCTTAAATACCGCACTACCTGGAAATGGTGGAGCAACTATGACGGTAGTTTTAGATGTATTGGCAGGAGTAGTGCTATGAGTAACACCTGCAGCTCCTGCACCACCAAGCGCTGTTACTCCAGCTACACCTGTAGCCAGTGCTTTATTGTTTACAGCTTTAGTTTGAGATGGCTTAACTGCGCCAGGATACTCAGGACGAACGATAGCCAAGACATAAAGATAGGGACGATGAACCCTAAATACGCCGTCACCGTTAGCAGGATTACCAGTTGATTTGTCTGGTCCGGTATTAAATCCAATACACGTAATACCGTCACGAGACGCAGCTTCAATAATTTCCACATGGTCTGCTACCCCATTTCCTGCCCAGCTATAAAACACCAAATCACCTGGTTGTCCTTCGTACTTTCCTACGACACGGCCCTTCTTTTGAAACCATGTCAAGCCTGCAGGGCAGTATGCAAAGCCCTTTTCAGTTTGCGCAGCAACAAGAGCGGAGAGACCAGCTTGGGCAAACACCCAGCTAACTCCCATAGCGCAATAACTCTCATTGGGAATTCCATACCACTTGCCATATGGGTTATCGTTGTTTGGTCCTTCAATAAACCCAATCTGCGTCTGTGCAATATTTACTATATCTAATCCGCTACTCATTCTTTAACACCTCCGCAGCTGGAGCTGTTCCCGTCTTGCGATATCTAAACGTCTCCCATAGAGGAGCTGGAATCTCATGAATACCAAAGCGTGTACGATGGTGGGTTTCACATAGAACTTCTAGGTTTCCTGGGCTTTCAATCCACTCTTGGAACTCTTCATCATTTTCAAAATGAAGACCAAAAGCCTGCTCAACCTTTGCTGGATCCATGTTGTTGATCTGACTAAACTCAATGTGGCTGTGATGTAGCTCTGGCTGACCTGAGCATAAATCATCATTAATAATACATTTCCACAACCCAGCTTTTTTAATGCGGCCCTTAGCCTGGTTAAACAAATGATAGTGTGGGTCAGATTCACGTGGTTCATGCGCGGGTACGGATACGGCCAAGTGTAGATTCATGTTCTGCTTATGTGCATCTGTCACTGGTAGATTAACCTTTCTGCTAGATCGCCTGGGGTTACTAAATTAAGAGGTTTGTTAATAAGTGTGAAGCTTGCAGTATCGTAAGCCTCGGCAACTAATTCTGAACAGATAAATCCCTCACGCTTTGAGAGTTTATTCCATAGCTTTACTGGTGGGATACGTAAACCCAGTATACGAAGGAAGATAGTGAAAATATCTCGAAATCCGTAAGGCTTGCCGATTTGTGCTACTGCATAGTCTACGATCTTTGATCGTTGATCTTTAGTAAGAGTTTCGTGCTGGTTCCACGCAATATGGTCATAGCTACTAGCTTTGCCAAAGCTTACTCCAATAGGGCGGGCTTCTACAATAAGGTCGCCCTCTATGCAAATAACCGCGTGATTCCAGCGGCTTAGGGTTCCTAGACGAATTAGCTTTGCAACTATGCCGTTAGTTTTAACTACGCCATAGTCTCCTGGACGAGGCGTGTAAGACATTATTCTTCCTCTACGTCGTCTACGTGCTGTTCGAAGCGGCCCTCTAGCTTAGCCACCTTTAGAGCAATCTTTTCCTGGTGGGCGCGTAGGTCTTTAAGGAGAGGTATAATTTCTAAATTAATCTTATCATTGAGAGATGACCCATGATTTGGGCGCAATTCAGATAGGTAGTGTTTAATAACCCAACGGAATGCAAAGCCGATAGCTCCTAGGATAGCTAGAGCTGCTGAAATACCTTGCAGAATATTGATAGTACTTGAGCTCATGTCTCTCCAATAAAATAAGCCGGCGTATGCACATATTGTGCATGACACCGGCCTATTTGTATTGCTAAAAACTATTGCTTACGTGTAGATACAATCTCTTGTCCACGGTACATAGTTTTACCATTATGAATATGAACTTGATCGAAGTGAAAGCTGTCATCTTCTCCATCTTTGAAGAAGATAACGCTTACACCTTGCTGCCAGTTCTCAAAGTATTGAAGAGCCTGACCCTTTACATCAACTCCGCCTTTAACTGATGGAACAGCGCCATCAACGCGACATAGGCATCCGGGACTAAAGCTAACACTCTTAATCGCCTGGTCACGATCAAATACAGTTTTGGATTGTTGTTCCATGCGATGCGTATGACCAAACAATGTGGAAATGTTGGGGTTACTATTTGCATACTGAGCAGCAGTAGAACCCGAAGCATTAGCCCTATCACCATGGATAGCTCTAAGACGCTTGTTAATCCAGTGTGCAGCTGCTGGGTAACCATCTATAAACTCCACTCCAAGTTCATCGCAACGTAATAGGTTTTGTAGGCTGAGTACAGGCCAACTATCTGGCATGTCAGCTACTTTGATGCCATAAGCAGCAGCAGCGTTATTATTAATAAAACGATTGAGGCGCTTGTCATGATTACCTTCCAAAAGGATAATTCTCGCATCCACCCCGGCGTTAGCACGTTGCTCAGCAAGAAAACGATAACCACGATCAATAGCCAATTGTGCTGTGTGTGCAAAGTTAGCCTCCTGCTCGTAAGTTCCATACATAGGTAGATCTAAAAAGTCTCCTAGATTAATTACCTGGTCTAATGGGTGACCATGGTCTAACCCAACAACCTGAAGTGCCACATCCATGGCATCCTCATCGTGGAATGGATCCAGTGTCCCATCCTCATATTTACGGTACCCGATCTGTGGGTCAGGCAACGCAACAGCAACCTTCCAGCCACTGCTTATCAGCGCAGGGGTGTGGGTTGGTTTTTTTGCTTCGATAACTACGTGGGCAGCATGTTGTACAGGCTGCCACTTTGGTCCCTCGCTCCACTTAGGGGAGAGAATGATCTTAGTATCGTCAGGGTTATTGGAAAGGCTTACCTTACTTACCTTACCAACATCTTCTGCTGTCAAGCCATTGTTTTTAAGTAGGCGCTCAATAGAATTGAGTGCGCTATTGGCATCATTAGTAGTTTTAGCCGAGTTATATGCGTCTTCTAGCGACATGAACAAGCTCCGTTTCTATGTTCTTTAAGCGATGTTAATCCAAATGGTGCACCTACATTTTTATACAAAATAAAAAGAGCCCGAGATGAAAAGTCATCATCATTCAATGAAAGATTAAATGCCTTTTGATCGGACTCTAAAAGAGTATTAGCCCACTGTCCTACGACGCAAAACTTAAGCGCATTGGCTTGTGCGTCTTTTGCTTCAGCATATAGCTGTTCTAACATATTGCCCCCTATTAGATAACAAAGCTGGAGATTTTACTCTCCAGCTTCATTATAGTACGTTTTAGTTAGTCTTGCATCCCGCCACCGAAGTTATCGGCGGTACGCTTGATTGTTGACGGAATGACCTTAGCATTCATAAGTGTTGCTGAAGCTGCTGGCTCATTCTGCTTTACGATATTTGTAACGATGTTGTAGGTAGATCCATGACGCTCATTAAGAGTGTTTGAACGTGCAGGCTTAGCCTCCACGGTTGGGTCTCCTGCTGCAACGTTCTTGCGCTTCATAGCTTTGCCTGATGCGGGCTTTGAAGATGGTGAAGAGAACTTGCTACCTTCACGCAACATTGGCTGGCGTGGTCCGCCAACTTTAGCTTCGCCTGCTAAGGCTTCTTTTACTACATCTGCCATTTTGGTACCTAACTGTTAGAGATCTCTTGGCTAGATGATATATCAACTAGCAATAATAGTAAAGACAATTGCGGATATTTGTCCGTCTCGTGAATCTACTGTGGTAAATCCTGGTCTGCAGCTTAATGTTAGGCCTCTAGGGGCAACATATCCGCTAGCAATAGCGATTGCCTTTACTGCCTGATTTACTGCTGAAGCTCCAACTGCCCGTACGTAAACTTGTGGTTTATCTTGAAGAGCATGGGCTATAGCTGAGCCTACTGACTGAGCGTTTGATCCTGCGCCAACGCGGAGGAACTTTTCTTCGTTTCGTGTATCTGTCACGGTTTTGTAGTCCTTTAGTTTCGGTTTAGTGGTCCGCCCTCAAGTCCTACAATACCCTTTAAACGCCTGTCAGTACGCCTATAAGGCTCTAATTCTTCATCCCCCTATTCAAGAGATCAACCCAGACTTTTGCAGGCATTGTGGCGTACCACTCCCCTACGTCGGTCTTGCCTTTCTTCTTATGGAGCACTACCCCAGTCCATGCCCCATCGTTTTTCATCTCTGTCTCTAGTTCACCAACCCACTCAGATAGCTTCATAGCAGCTTGATTCTTGACCTCGATAGTTACCCCTGGAATACCAGAGACGTCCCCTTTATCTAGAGTAGCCCCTGCAAGTCTTCTATCGGCATAAGGAAACCATTGTTTGAGCCATGCTACGACGGCTCTTTCCGCTCCACTACCCTTCGCTTTTGCTGGATTCGACATCTTGCTCCTTGATTTTTGGTAGATAACCTTTTTCACCTAGAACATGGATTACTAGATCAAGCACATCCTTTTGTGCAAACATCATATTTGCTTGCAGTTGGATTAGCTGCTCTAGGTACTCTAAGCGTTCTTCTACAGTCTTCTCAACCGGCTTTTCAGCAGGCGTGCTAATACCCAGCTCTTCATCTGTGAACATTGATAGTTGTTCCCACGTTAGGTCGGTCATTAGATTCTCCTCTGTCTAGATCTAAAGCCGCTGTTGTCAGCTGTGCGGCGGGTAAGCTCTCTTGATACCAGCTGAGTATCTCTATCTATGTTGTTAGTTTTAGTTTCTAAAAGTTTACGAAAAGCGTAAGCTGTATCGTAATTCCGAGTGAGCTCCTGCATACGCTCGCTAGCAGTGATAGTTGCCTTGGCAATAGCTAGGCGGTCTGCCTTAGCACCAGTCCAGTTAGCAAGCATTCCTGAAGCTTCGTACTGCTTTACTGCGGTCTCGGCTTCTTTCTCATTGATGGCGGCAATAGCAAACGCACCAGCTACGTAGTCACTCCACATAGTTAGTTGAACAAAAAGCTCCATCAAGCCCCCGTCATCTAGCTCTGTGATATCCATAGGAAGCTGTGGAATGTCAAAGGTAGGTTTGTTGTTTAAGGCAAAACCCAATTCATTTAGAGAATCAATTGCGTCACTTGCTATGCTCATTCCTGCTCCGTACTCTTATCTTTTTTACTGAATAAATGGCGCACAGCGCTTACATCCTTTCTCAGAGTCAACAGAGCAAAGGGGTGGGCGATCATTTGCCACTGCCCAGGAAACATCGAGAGCTCGATCAAAAATTTCCTTTGTGTATTCTGGGTTGTATTTAACTACAAATTCCTTGTACTCCTGATTAGCTTTAAGTTCATAGATAAATACAATCTCTTCAGGAGCTGACTGTAGGGTACCTTCCTCAGCCATTAGGTGGGCAAGGTGCAGGTAAACCTGGCCCTGCAGTTGGTGAGAGCGTAGTGGTACTTTGATGTTCTTCCACACCTGATCAATATCATTGTTGTACTGGGCCATAAGCGCAGGCATCTCCATGCGTATAGTCCCTGTACCAATTGACTTGATCTCAATCAAGCAGTCTTCCCCGATACCTTTAATCCAACCATCAGCATGCCCACGCATCATATGCTTGTCACTGCGTAGGGGGACCTCGGCGTACGCGATATCTTTACGGGCGTAACCAACTAAATCTTTAGATGTAGCCCATGTGTAGTCATCTGTCTTAGCGTCATACCATTTACCGTAGAGGACACCCATATCTTTAAACCAGTTCTGCCACTTAGCGTGGATGGTGTGGCCCTCAGCAAAGATAGATGCCAAGCGTAGGGTGGGTTTGTCTCGTGTCTCAACGTAGTTACCTTTGAGAGCGTGATACTGCGCTAAAGCGCACCATTCAGGTTTGATAATATCCGAGGGGTGGATATATGATTGATCACGCTCATCAAAAGGTTGCGCCAATACATGGCGCTCTATCTCACCCATCAAGCGTGTAGTACGCTTTTTGGTATTGAGATAAGCTTTTAAATCCTTGCTAGGAACCGTTACCGGTCTTCCCATTTGCAACCTCCAACTCAAGCCACTGGTCCAGTGTTAGACCTTGTTTCTTGTACTTTCTTTGTGCTGCGTTTCTTTCTCTATGTGACAACCCACCAAATATTCCGTGGAGTTCGTTGTTTAAGATTGCCTCTTTAAGACACTCTTTACGAACCGGGCAAGGCGATTTACCGTCTTTGCCCCAGCAGATTGCTTTTGCTTTGTCCGCAATTGGTTTGTAGAGAGCTTTATCACGTGGTGGGAAGAATATCTCTGTATCTTCACCCTGACATTTTGCTTCATATCTCCAAGCCCAATCTGGATCGTCGTTATATCGCACTACTTGTGTACCTAACTAGTTATGGCCCCCCATATTAGTTATTTAAAGCATTCCTCAATTCAAAGAAATCCTCTTCAAGAAGTACGACATAGTTCTCGCCATCTAAATGCAAACCTAGAACAGGCTTACGGCTGTCTAAGATTGCTTCTGTAGTAATCTTCTTAAGTACTTCTGACTTAATAGTTACTTGTTTCTTACCCGTCCACTTATGCTCAATTAAAAGCTCGTCAGTTCTGACATCACCTTTACGTGACCAAAAGGCACCGGAGGCGGCATTGCGCGTACCGCCCGTGACCTTCTCTAAGCGCTTCTCGTGCTTAAGAGATTGCTTTTGTCCTTCACTCTTCATTGGACTCCAACATCAATGCGGGTCCAGCTCGGAGCGTATCCATAACAGCAATGGTGAGCTCGTTCTTTAGATCCTCTTCCTCACGGATAGAATCAATAAGAGCCTGAGCCCCCTGCCACTTACGCTCATTATAGTACATCCAGCCTCCACGACGTTCTACGATGCCGTTGAGGATAGATAAGGCTACGATCTCTTTACCAGAGTCATAGCTACCTGCGTCTACTACCCCACCATCAGCAAAATAAAAGTCTAGGTAAGCAGTCTGTTGAGGCGGGTAGGTCTTGTTCTTGATAGTACGGACACGGATGGTTTGCCCCACACGCCGTTTATCCTGTCCGGTGCCTACCTCGAGCCACTCATCGCGCTTTACTTCGCAACGAACGCTGTAGGCGTAATCTTTGCCAAGACCCCCTGGCGTAGTACGAGGATCGCCATGCATAACGCCGATCTTCATACGGTATTGGTTGATCATGATGCCCAATACTGGGCGCTCAGACTCTACCAAATCTCTCTTTGTAGCTGACATAACCTTACGGAAGAACTTGTTAGTAATTAACGCTCCGCGTCCGACCGTGAATTCTTCCATGTGTTTTTCATCTTCTGCGCTGGGTACCAAAGCAGGAAGGGAATCAATAACAACAAGATCCACCGCTTTGCTTTCCATGAACTGAATAACTGCATCAAACGCATCCTCCATACTGTTGGTCTCCACCAGTAGAACACGGCTTGTGTCTACGCCGCACAACTCTGCATACTCAGAGTCAAAGTCTTCTGCGGCAATCCAGACTGCGGTAAATTCTGGATTAACCTTTTGGTTAGCTGCAATCGTACGAAGAGCTATAGCAGTCTTACCATGGGAAGCCTCACCTACGAGCTCAACCCAACGGTTCATAGGCCAGCCTCCGCCTAGAACAACATCAAGGGTTAGAGAACCGGTAGTGATTCGCTGTGGGATAGTAACCTCACTAGCAGGAACTACGGTGTTACCGCCCAGTTTCTTATTGATCAAAGCTGCAATCTTTAGAGCTTCTGAGTTAATTGTTGCTGTTGCCATTACCCGATCCTATCTACGATAACATTTGGATTAAAACCATTTCCTCTTGCAGGCTGCTTAGCCGGAGTAGCTGCGCCGCCGCTAGAACTACCTGTGCTTGCGATACCACTACCTGTCTGCATCTTTGGATAGCCGCAGTCATAGCAGCGCATCACATCAAAGGAGCCATTCTGTGTGGACTGGACGCCTACCTTTGCATAGTTACCGCTGTTACATTCAGGGCAACGATTTGCACTATTCTTTCTCTCTACCTGGTCAGCTTTTGGATTATAGGTAACCTGTGTGTTGGGTTGCCCCGGCTGTGCCACGTAAGGAACCTGCCCAGGCATGCTTGTCGGTGGTGTAGAAGAGGTCTGCTGTGGTGCAGGCTGCCCTGTTAACTTTCTTGACCACCAGTCGTTATTCGCCATCGTCGTACTCCACTCTTGAGTCTAATAGTTCTAAGTCAACCAAACTTGATAGGGAAGAGATAGATGCAGATAAAGCTACAATTCTAAATAACCCCAAAAGGTTATCCTTTTCCTCTTCATCTATTTCCAACTTTTTATTGTCTTGAAGCAGGTAAGCATGCACTGCAATCTTTGCTGCGATCTCAGAATGAGACTCTAAAAAGGGCAGCAGCTGAGCAATGCGCTCCAGCCTGCGCTGACTAGCACGCTCCTCCATCTCAGCAACCTCGTCAGAGATAGGAGGTAACCCCATGGCTACGGCTATCTCTTCTGCGGGCTCTAGCATTGCGTCGTACACGCTCTGGCGAATCAATGTGGGCAGAGAGACATGCTTTACCTCTATCTCTACCGGATGCTTCTTTTTACGCCAGAACATTACTTTGCTTCTCCCCACTTTTGTACAATCTTGACATCGGCTAGAAGAGGAATCTTTAATGCATTGATCCCTTCCATGGCCTCACGAATAGCGGCCGCTGTCTCCTCTGCAAGATGCGTAGGTGTTACAGTAACTAGTTCATCATGAATGGTAAGAATAATGTTTGCATCATCAGGAATGATCTTGTGAGCTCGAACCATAGCTAGCTTGATAAGATCTGCAGCTGAACCCTGGATAACAGTATTAAAGGCCTGACGCTCTGCACGAGCACGATCCTTAATGATGGGAGAACGTAGTCCTGGAAGATATCTGCGACGCTTTAGATAGGTGAGAGCATAAGGAACCGGACCACGACGACGTGACTCGCTAACAACCTGCTGCTTATATTTGCCCACTGCTGGAAACTTATGGCTAAAGCTGTCTAGTAGATCTCTAGCCTCATTAACAGAGCAACCAATAGACGCTGCGATCTTCTCTGGACCTACACCATAGGCAAGAGATAGAACAAGCTGCTTACCGGCCTTACGATCTACCCCCATAGTGTTACCCACAGTAGTGTAGATATCTTCTCCGTTCATATATGCGTTACACATAATACGGTCCCCACTAAAGGAGGCGATGATGCGTGGCTCAATCTGTGAGTAGTCGGCTACGACTAAAGAGTAACCTTCAGGTGCAGTGAATAGATTTCTAATCGCCTTACCGTTGGGTGTATGAGGGGCGGGGACATTCTGTAGGTTTGGATTCCTACTAGAGAACCGACCAGTTTCAGCGCCAAACTGAATGAAGTCGGTATGAATACGGCCTCTTAGGAGGAGACTGTCTTTAGCGACAGTTTTAGATTTACCGGCCGTAGTACGTACGATGTCCCCGCCTAAGTATGGGATAACGTAAGTAGTCAACAACTTATTAAGGTCAGAATACTTGAGTAGGGCATCAACCAAAGCGTCCTTGCCCTCGAACGCTTTTAGTGCAGGCTCAGACACCGAGTAGTCTGAGATCATGGGTGCCTCGCCCTTTTCTGCACGGCTGATGCCCTTAGGGGTAAATAAGCGTGGGCGCAGTCCACGACCCCCGTCTTTTTTAGGTGTAAAGAGTAGCTTTTGCTTTTCAGGTACGCTGTTGATATTAAATGCCTTACCTGCAAGCTGGTAAATTTTTGCTTTAGTTGTTTCTAGCTGTAAGTCTAGGTCTGCCTTAAGGAACTTAAGGCCCTCTACGTCAATGTTTGCACCATGAAGTTCCATGCTGCAGATAACCTCTAGTACATCCATCTCTAAATTGAAGACGCCACGAAGGCTATCTGCGTCTAGCTTTACAGAGTAGTTTTCCCACAACTTCCAAGTCCACTCAGCATCAAGGGCTGCGTAGGTTGCGACCTCTTCAAAGGAATGCTTCTCAATTTCTTTACCGACACCTTTAACCATGTGGTAGTTGAACTCGCGCTTTAAACAATCATCAAGACCAAGGCTGCGGTAGTTCTGTGTATCTAAAATGAATGCTGCGTTGAGGGTGCAAGCATACGGCTGTGCAGGTAGGGCGCCTAGATACTTTGTTACGCTCTGCAAGTCAAACTTAAGATTGTGACCGATCTTCATCTTGTCACTAAAGAACAATGGCTTAAGAGCCTTGAACACCTCACCAGTCATTAGCTGCTCTGGTGCGGGTCCAAAGATTTTTACAGCCTTACGTTCATCCTTACTGTAGTCAGTAGGACGTAGGGGAAGGCCTTTTATTACACGATCCTGAGCGGAAGGCAGGAGCGGGTACTCTGTACGGAGGTAGTCACCATTAGGATGCCCCATAGGAATAACATCAACGCGGTCGTATGTAGACATGGCAATCCACACAACCTGGTTCTGTCGTGGGTCTCCACGATGATCGCCCATTGTTTCTACGTCAAAACAGAAAGCATCTACAGCACTATACGCACTGACTAGATCTGCTAGCTGATCCTCTGTCGTGATGATATTCATTGCTCTCCTGAAAAGTTGGGTTGAAGGCTCCGTAGAAAGGAGGTCAAAAACCGGAGCCTCCAACATCGTCATGGGATATTAGTTGCCTGAGATCTCGCGAGCAATATCAGCGAGTTCTTCCATAGTTGGCATGTACAAAGCCTCTGGTCCAAAAGGCTTCATAGTCTTTACCAACTCTGCAGCGGCAACAGGATCAATATCCCATTCATCAGCGAGGTCACGTTCCTTAACAGGTACGACACTGTAAGAAGTCTGGGTGCCCGTTCCCGACTTGCTTACTGCAAAGTACATGTCTGGACGATTGAGTGGGCCTGTCTTTTTATCAGAAGCAAGCTTCTCTAGTTGTCCACAGAGACGAACCCCAACAACCATTAACTGTAGTTCAGGCTCTTCATCAGATAGATTTAGAACTGTAAAGGCAAACTTCTGCGAAGGCTGTGAGCCTGCAGCGATCAGTGGATCGTTTTCACCAATACTAATAAAGGATTTCTTACCAGTGCGATTTACCCAGTGCTGCATGAAAGCCATTGGATCTGAGGAGATGAACTTTACAAGCTGCACATCTTCATCAAATTTAAAATCGGTGGCGTACTTATTGCTCTTTTCTTTAGCTTTCTTAGCTGCTGCCTTAGCAGAGGCCCAGCCTTGCTGTACTACTGAAGAGCGATCAGGAAGCGAGTTCTCGTCTTCCTCTACGAAGAGTTCCTCTTCTACGTCAACGTCGTATGAATCAACGTTTGGTACAGAGGACTTGTTTAACTTAAGTGATGTAGACATATTACTTCTTTCATTAGGATCATTAGGATCATTAGGTCAATTGGTTTCTTGATCATGAATTCTCGCCCAATTATCTAACAATTCAATTGATAGATCTGTTTGCGAATTCCAATCAATTCGAACCGCTTCAAGGAGCCCGTGAGCTTTGAATGATTCGATTGTAGACTCGATGATAGCTCTGCTGTACATTCGCCAACCTGGCTTCTTTACACCATTCACCATCATAGACTTTAGTCTGTAAGGAGCGCGTGGAATATATCCCCGACGTTCCCACAATCTAATCGTCACTAGCGGCCTACCCAGTGCTTGAGCAAATGCCCCTGCACTGAACAACTCTACTGTGTTGCCGTTAGGCAACTTCTTTACTTGAGGAGCTGAGTCCCAGCTACCTTCTTCTAACTTCTTTTGTTTCTTTGCTTCTACCTTAGGATCAATTGCACGGCGCTTTTTCTTTGACCCAGGATAATATTCGTCTAATCCTGCGAAGAAATTATCTACTGGGTCTGTGCTCATTGCTTGCTTGTAAGAAACGCGTAGCTAACTGACTTAGGAAACATCTCATCGATCTCTTCTTCTGTGAGGAGATCTTCATAGAGACAGGACATAACCTCTGCCTCATCCAAGACGGGAATCATCTTAAAGCAGCGGTCTGTAAGATTCTTGCTGGCGAGGATGCGCTTAGCAACGTCCTCGTCAAGCTTTTGAGAGACACGACGCTGGCGCTGTAGGGATGTGTAGCCATCTACTTCTTCTGGCAATGAGTACCAGATGTGGCCCTTTTCATCCGGAGTACCGGCGCTATCTACAAGATCAGATAGCTCTGTCTTGAGTACGGATTGTTCTTTAGATAGATCGTCAATGCGACCTTTGATGGTTATGTATTGCTTAACCTTTGCTACAACAGGATCTACAACCTGCTCTTTAACCTCTTTATGAATAACCTTTGGCATGTTACCCCCTCCACTTTGAATATAGCAGGAGGAAGGTTAGTTGTCAACTGGGGTTTCTACGTATACCTTTAAGGCAGAAATAATGACATCTGTGACGGTACGGCCGTCTTCGGCTGCCTTGTCCTTAACAGAGGACCAAAGCTCATCTGATACCCGAATGGTGCGGGTTGGGGTCTTAGGTGCGTTTGGCATAGTGTCATAATTCTAGACCCATGTTTCCTTTAAAAACGCTTTAAGACTACCCAAATTTAATTCCATACCACCAGCAGCATCTATGCCTTCTCCATCCATGATGGCATCAGCTACAGAGTTCTTCTGCAACAGCATGTCATGCTGACGCTCTTCAATAGAGCCAAGCATTAAGAAGTCTTGGATAACGATTGACGGCCACGTACTAGATGCTCTACGAATGCGCCCATTGCGTTGTAGCGCGAGGCCCGCATTCCACGGGAGATCGTAGTTAATAAGTAGATTAGCCTGAGGAAGATCCACGCCATAGCCGCCGGCATCACTAGACACAAGAATACGACAATCTGGATCAGTTTGAAACCAGACCTTAGATTCTTCTTTTGCTTTTGCATCCATCTCTCCCGTGTACTTAGCTGAGGCATAGCCTAGGTGATATCTAATTAAATAGACCATATGGACATAGCTAGTAAAGATAACAACCTTATTATTTTCGTCCTGTCCTAAAAAGTCATCTACGTAAGATTTTAGAGCAGCCATCTTTGGCGACTTCGTTACCTTATCTAGCTTGCCGCTTTGTTTTAAAGTGTCTACGTATCCAGAGCTAGATTCTTCAAATAGCTCTGGACTATCGCATAGCATTCTTAATGCTGTTAGTTTGGACATGATCTTGCCCTTGAGCGCGTTAGCCGCCTCATTCTGATTCTCACCGGAGTAATGGGAGAATAGGTCAAAAGATGTTCCATAGCTATCTATGGCGTCTTCTAGATCTTGTAGGATCTCATTAGCAATATAGGTGTAGAGGTTAGCACCCGCCTTATCAAAGGGTACCCGTATAGGTTCTGCGAAGATAGTGTCAGGTAGATAAGGAGCTACGTCAGGATCCTGCTGGCGCTTACGTACACTTACGTTAGATAGGGTCTTATTGAGTGTAGGCAGATTACGGTAGCGTTCTACGCCACCAAAGTAATTACGTACAATAAAAGTTTTGTCAAAGAGATCAAAGCGTCCAAGCACTTTTGGATCTACAAATTGCATAATGCTATAAAGTTCTTCTGGTTTACCGTTCTCAATTGGGGTGCCGGTAAGGGCAAACTTAATTGGGCTAGTAAGCTTCTTTACATGCTTTGAGCGTTTAGATCTAAAGCTTTTGATTGCGGTTGCTTCGTCGCAGACAATGAAGCCTCTGTGGAGTTTACTAACTTGTTCCCAGTCGTTGACAATCTGCTCGTAATTAAGAATGATGTGAGAGTATTCTCCAGTGAGGGCGCTAGCGTATTGCGCCTCTCGCTGCTTTGGGGTCCCATCAATGACCAAAGGGTTTCCAACATCGGTAAACTTCCTAATCTGTTCTGCCCACTGGTACTTAAGTGAGGACAAGCAGATAACTATACCTGGTTCCTTTGTCGCCAACTCTTCAAGAGCAGCAATAGTAAGAACAGTTTTACCCAGGCCAAGGTCGTATGCCACAAGCATCTTCTTGCGCTCTACCATGGCCTCTACGGCCTCAACCTGGTAGGGTAAAAGTGTTCCGGTAAACATTATGGATGCATCAATGCCGTCTGTACGGTGAACTCTAAGTCTTCTAAAGTTCCGTTGTTATGGATGTAGGAATCAAACTCCCAGCTATCTAAGTCATGCTCTGATGTATGAGAATTTACTGCATCAACACCAATACGCTCAACCCGCCAAATTTTTGCGTCTATAAGGCGAAGAGTTGTTGCCTCATTTTGAAAACGTACATCAGTTACTACATAGTTCTGGTCTACATCCCCCATCTGACGCAAGGCGGCAGCTACCCAGATATCGCTATCGATAACATTACGGGCACCTACACCAAGCTCTTGCAATAGGCGGCGTACTTCAGGTAACTGCTTTGTTTTATCCCAGCCATCACTATCCACGCGGTTGCTTAGATAGATAGGTTCGTTGGATACTATCCCAATTATTGGATTCAATTCATAAAGCAAATTACGGATTGGATCTGCAAACGCAACGCGTTCGAATCCTTTTTTTTCCACTAGGTACTTTGCTACAGTATCCTTGCCGGATTGCGCATAACCTGACAAACCAATAATCATAAAAACGCCCCCTCTCCAAATACGGAATGTTTTGCATCCCTCAGTCCTAAGGATACCAAATCTTCTGGCATGTCGCCTATGTCCTTATACTCATCACTTTGATAACTAAAAAACCATGCTTCCATGCCTGCTTTGCGCAGACGATAGAACATGTCCTTAGAGGCTTTAGCACCGGCAGGATCTATGCGTGGGTTATCAAAAGCCAAAATTAATTTATCGGCTCGCTTCATAAGCTGCAACTGCTCATCGCTAACTGAAGCACCAAACGTTGCCACTGCTCCAAAAATTCCCAATGATGCTAGTTTTACGCAATCAAGTGGAGACTCAACTACAACCATAGTTCCACCAGAGAACCTATCTATACCGAACATGGTTGTGGATTTCTTGATACCTGCTGGGCGGTTACGGAAGTACCGAACCGGTCCTTGGCTTTTCTCCTGCCAACCTAAAAGCTTTCCATCTACTGTGCGGATAGGTGTTATCCAGGAAGATTTTTCTTCCCACCACTTTACGCCATAGTAGGCAATCCCGTCTTCATTGAGATCTCTAGCAGATAAAGCCCAGTCAGGTGGAGTACTGTCGAAAATCGACAGACGTGCTTCACTCATACCAACAACTGCTGGAATGGTGATATAGGCATCGCGAGCCTCTTCTAGCTGCTTACGAATAAAGTCCAGGTTGATAGAGACGTTTTCTTTGAGCCACTTCTTAGCGGCATCAAGGTCTAGTCTTCCCCATTCTGAGACCATCTCCTGTACCTCAGCTACAAGAGTAACGAGGTTACCTTTATACCCGCATGAAAAGCAGTGGTGTACACCAGTCTCTACGTTGATAGACCAGGAAGGATTGGAATCTTCCCGCCCAGTTCTCTCTAGGTGCATAGGGCATAGCGCAAGAATCTCATCATTACGCTGATGCCCATCAATACCTAACGAGAGTAATACCCCCTCTACATCACCCTCTGCGTACATTAATTTTCCTTATCTACTAAAGTGGGAGCTGTAGCCATAGCGCCACATAATGCACACTCCATATCTAACATATATAGAGAGATTTCATAGTCCTCAAACATAGCTTGTATATTCCATAGCCTTGAGCCACAGATACAAACATGAATGGGATCTCCCCTAAGATCTAGAGACATCTAGCTTCCTTAATCTCTTGCGTTCATTAGGAGTTGTTCCGCCCCAGATTCCGTAGCGTTGCTTGGTCTTCATAGCAAACTTAAGACAATCCTTCTCTATCCAACAGTTGCTACAGATTGCCTTAGCGCGTTTGATCTGCTCTAGATCCTCCTGATAGTTGTCAGGAAAGAAAAGATCTGGGTTTTCTGTGCTGCAAAGCTGAGTACCATCAAATGGACTGGATGTTATTGAAAGCTGCATACTCTTCAAAGCGACCCTCCTCCCAATCCCACAGTAGATCTGTGGATCCCATACCTGAAATACGACTAGCTGCTACTGACAAAGAACGAGAAGAATCGTCTTCTTCATCTTGGCGCTGTAGTGCTAGAACAATGTCTGAATCCTGTAAGAAGGACGATGTATAACCAATAGAGTCAGCTGTAACCTTGCCCCCGCGCATTTTAGAACGCAAAGCCTGGGTGGTAACCACAACTGGTATGTCATAGCGTTGTGCTACTCGCTTCATGTTACGTGTCAAGCTACGTAGTGAGCGCTCGGATTCTCTCTCGCCTGTTTCTTCATCGATCATCAAATACATACCGTCAACAAATACAATATCCGGCTTGTACTTTTCAATCTTTGCTGATAGGCCAGTGATAGTCATAGCAGCGATGTTGTCAGGCATGATGAAATCTGTACGATCTACATTAAGACTATCTAAGAAACGCTTTTCTTCATCCGAATGCAACGCACCACGAATAGCTCTACCGTGTGACATATGTGCACGCATAGCATCATAACGAGTCTTCATTTCTCGAGCCGTCATTTCAAATGACTGGAACATGATGCGCAGGTTTTCATCCTGAGCACGGATAGCCATTTGCATAGCAAGCACAGACTTACCTGTCTTAGGTGGTGCGACCACTGTCCACAATTGTTGCTTCAACAACCCAGCTGTGATTTCATCAATTGTCTTAAAGCCTGTAGAAATTCCAAGCAGACCGTTAGGACGAGCCTTGATCTCTTTGTATTCTTCATAGCGTTGAAGAGGATCTGTACTAAGGTTGAGATCGTTAGAGTCTCTAGTACCGTCGTTAAGGATTGCCTGAACAGCAGAGCTCATTACTTGCAGAGCACCATTGTGATCCATCTGACTGATGTGGGTCTGCGCATCGATCAATGCATCAAGAGTCTTCTGACGCTTGCGGTATTCCAGCAGCTGATCAATCAGATACTCAATGGAATCTTCTACGGCGTAGATCGTGTAGGTGGGGAAGTTCTCCTTAACCGTTACAGCTGTAGGAACCTCGCCGTACTTTTCACGATGGCGCACCAAGAAGCGCCACATCTGACGGTTTTCGTCTGTGTAGAACCAGTCATCTTGTACGCCCGACTCGATTAGCGGTGTTATATCCCTATTACGAATTGCTTTAGACAGTAAGCGTTCTTCATTGTCTGCCGCCATATAGTGCCCCCTCATCTAGATACCTGCCACCAAAGCGCATGCCCCGTGACGGTATATCCACTACGTACCTTACTTCCGGCCTGTAAGGAAGCTCAGCAACTAAATCTGCTACTACGTTATACGCCTTTGCATAGTTGAATGGGTTGGTGCCTAGATTGTCCAGGTCCTCTAGTACCTCGTCCATTTCTTTCTGCGAATACCCGAACCCAACAAGTTCAAATATAAAGTCGTGTTTTTCTTTGTACCGCCAAAATGCTGCTAATGCTTGGCGGTTATAGACAGTCTCTTCTTGTGGCACCTTGATGCCAAAAACTGAGATCATCTTTGTCTCCTTCATGGTTACGCAATCAAGAGTTGCGATCAACCGCTTTGGGAGTTCGTTTGATATGTCGCCCCCACGCATATTTACAGGGCGATGATCTTGCCGTAGTTAATAAGAACTTCTCTGAAAGCTTTTGGATCTGAAGTAGCGTACATGCTTTCTTCACGAGAAATCTTATTGGAGATCTCTGTTGGATAGACCCCGCCGTTAATGTTCATCTTTTCTTTGACGTGGTTAACATGCTTGCAAGTACTTCGCGTCATGTATCCCGGACAGTCGCATCTCAACCGATGGTTACTACCATTGATATAAACTTCGTGCACACCAGTATCTGATAGAAAGATCTGTGTGATCATCCATTCCATGGTTACATCTTTCATTTGCGTCGGTCCCCCACTTCCGATTTTACCTCAATTGGTATAAATGCTTCATATGCAAAACTTCCCATTGGTTCACCATACACTGCGCCCCATTTTCTGATAGGAGTGTTAGTAGTTACTATCGTTGGTAAGCCTGCATTGAAACGTGAACGTAATAAAGCATCAAATGTATTTTCTGCCCAGCCTGATGCTGTGCGATATTCTTTTCCTAAATCGTCTAAGATAAAAAGATCAATTGAATTATTGCTATCTCCGTAGATCTGACGAAGCAAAACCTTCGAATCATCTTGATCAGATTCCCAGCTCAGCTTCTCAAGACGTAGTAGCTTTGGGTAGTCCATGAAGAGAGCTGGACGACTCTTCTCAAAAGGCATAGTCCTAATAAGCTCCTGAAGGGCCACAGAGGCCATTGTGGTCTTTCCGTGACCTGGTTCCCCTACCAGCATGATGCCAAGGCCGCTAGAGGGGCTTCCAGGGCTTTTAATGACCATTCCAGAACGGACTGTCTCTACCCAGAACTGAACCTTCTCTGCTGCCCCGGCATTGTCTAGGTCTGAGAACTCCTTGCCAAGCGTCTTGATAGGCAACCCAGCACGTAGGATACGGTGTTTGACACTTGGAGCTTCTTTGTCTAATTCATACATTACTTGCCTCCAAGTAATCTGAGCATCTTCTCCTGATGCGCTAGGTCGTCCTCATCTAGGTACGCAGATACTTCTTCACGAACTGTGATGCCGTGAACGCTCTGGTAGTAAGCAATGAAGCGAGACCATAGTGGCTTACCAATTCCAAGATCGTGCAAGTTGCGCTGATCCTCAAAGAACATTCTGATTCCCTTAAGGATTGATACGCGAGTAACTCCCTGACCAACAAGCTTGTTAATGAATGTAGCCATCTGACGAGTGTTCATCTGCATAGGCGTGTTGCCTGCATGCTCATCTAGCAACATCATGAACTCAGCGATCAGATCTTTTGTAGCCCAATCATCTTCGGGCTTATTGCTGCGATGCTCAGTAGGACTACCAGCAAGAGCCTTTGCCCCATACTTAGCTTGCCGCATAGCTTTCTTATCAATAACTTTTCCAACAGCGCCTGAATCATCTTCTGCCTCGTCCCTAATCTTACGAGCACCTGCCTTGACAGGTTCCTCTTCATCTAAATTCCAAACCATTTCTTCTCCTTCCTCCTGCACCGCAGGTGCAGGTATAGTAGAACTACGTAGTAGTTCTACTATAGGACTAGTAGTTAAGTCACTAGTACTAGTAGTTGTACTACTGTCTACTAATAGAACGCCTGAAAATCCGTCGTCGGTGGAAAGGAACTTTTTAGCCCCATCTGTGAACTTCAGGTAGGTGCTCCATTGCCCGTTGATCTGGGTCCTGGTAGCTTTGATATAGTGAAATTGCTTTAGCTCTGTCATGGCACTACGAATTGCATCCCGACCTTCGGGCATGACAGCAGAGAGCTCATCGGCGGACACGACTCTGCCTAGCTCTGCGTAATATGCGAATAGACCTCTTGCCCTCATGGACAAGTATGGGTTTGAATATGGTGATTGCATAACCCCTCCTCACTCTGAGTTTATAGGGTAGGGACCCTTCTTGGCAAATTGCGTGCCTCACGAGGCGAGCCTGCCGTAAATAAATGCTCCACCAAGAGCGAAAGACTTAGACTGATAAACGTTGATGCCAAAACATAAACGGCAAAGTAACGCCAAGAAGAACTAAGAATGATTAGAAATAAAATATTGGAAAGTATTCCAAGAAGTCCTCGAAACTTTCCTAACGGTCGAAGTAACCCTTCTACTCCAGTTAGCACGCAAGCACTTGCTAGTGCCGCAATTATTACGATAGACATCTTGCCCCCTACTGTCTAAATACTGCCTTGTCTATGTGGAAAGCCTGCGTGCTGCTGTATGCAGCGGTTGGTGTGCAGGTCACTTTCAATATAGCATAAGAAGCGCCAATGGTGTTAGCGGTTGAAGATATAACAGACATGTATGCCCAACGATTTGTTTGAGTAATACTTGTAGTTTGTGATTGGGTAGAAACCTGTGTACCATTGAGGGTGTAATAAGTTACGGTAAGCGTGTAGCTTCCTACAGATGCAGCGTTAGCAGGACGAATAGCTACAGAACTATAATACCCAAGTTCAGAAGAAACGTTGATGTTTCCAGTTTGAATACCAAAGGTCTTAGAGCCGCTGCTTCCAGCAGTTGTGACTTGACAATACGCTACGCCGTGAACAGTAGAGTCTCCCCACAATATTCCATTTGCGTAGACGCGGGTTAGTGTAGAAGTAACTGCTGTCCATTGTCCTAGATCCTTTTCAAAGGATGCTGATGGAATCAATGACTCAACCAACTCACCTGCATACGGTCTTGAAGGCATACCCGGCTTTACAGCCCATGTGGCCTGGCTAGGCATAACAAGTGCAAGAGAATTTTTAAGACGAGAAAGCTTTGTAGAGTAGTTGTGGAAGTAGCTGCTTTTTCCTCCCCCAACGCTTTGGTATTGAGACAAGTACATGTTCTTACTTGGATTACCTGGGTTTGGACGAGTTACTGTGTACGCTCCTTGAGGATCTGTAAATCCATTTGGGATACGTCCGTATTCTACCTGTGCGGCGTCAACATCAAAGTATCCAGACTGTGGCATACCAGTAGATGGTGCCGAAAAGTTTTGAACAGTAATGCTAAATACAAATGAAGTCTCACCAACAGCTGCTTGGTGCACGTTATGCAGTCTAATCCATTGGTACTGGTCGTGTTGTACTATATAAATTTGGTTAGAAGAAATAACTGTGCCACCAGCTGTTTTAGAAGAAATTGTGTACAAGCCTTCAGCTGCACGAACATAAATTGAAGAAACAATATCCTCACCACCAATAGCAGGTTCAGGAAGATATGCGGTTGTAGAGAAACCACCGGTTGCTAAAGCTGCAGTGCTATAAGTAATGCGGCCCATATATGTTCCAGCAAGTGGATAGTAGGTAACTGTTCCACCAATACCGCCATAGCTACCATCTGAGTTGACAACACGATATAAAGCCGTGCCAGAAGTAACAAGGCTTAGAGTAGAGCCAGAGTTCATAGTCCAGTCAGATGTGGTTTCAAATGATGGGTTGCTTAAGAAGTTGATCTTGTTCTTGTATTCCCAAATGCAATCAATAGGGTTAAAGTAAACGTTAACTAATGGGTCTATAGGTGCAGGTGGGTTAGTGCCGCTAAAGTAATCCCGAGCATATGTAGCGTCTTCTAGTAGAACACCATCAATCCAAATGGTATCTCCAACTTGCGCATTAGGAATCCAGATAGATACTTTGGCCATAGGGTAACCATAGTCTTTGTCATATGATGGAGAGATTGCTGTTACTGAAATACGAGATTTATTAGGAATCTGTTGTGGTGGGTTTCCAGGAATTAAAGGATCTGTAACCGGATTGCCATTGCTGTCATAGACGTAATGGAATGTAGTTGTAGTAGGGGTACCATCAATATAGTTAGTGTTAGCTGGGAAGTAAATACCATTGCTATCTGTAGCTGTTGAAAAATTAATAGGGTTAGAGTATTCAATGCGAGGGTAGACCTGACGGCTAATACCAAACTCAGCAGATACATAAGCACTAAAGGCGTAGGTTTGGTTAGGATCTACACACATCCAGTCAGATGTAATATACGCGGTTCCTGCTGTTTCTACAGTAATTTCTCCTACAGTTGTACCATCTTGAACAGCACCGGGATAGATAGTTGGATCCTCAGCAAACGATGCGTTTGGAGAGACTGTCCAACCACCGATACCTTGTTCAAAACCAGGGTTGTCAATGTAGTTCTCACGTTCCCCACCGATGTAAACACGCACACGGCGGGCATCTTCATATTCAAAGCTGCTGATAGGGTCAGCAAATTGGAACATGTCAAATAGATATTTGTTAGTTCCAGATGATGGAGTAATAGTCAAAAGCACTACCGCATATTGAGCGTTGTAAGGAGACAGCTTTCCATTACGACCGCTATCACAAGCAGAGATAAACTCCTGCCATGAGGAGGTGGTTGTTGTAGTGGCTCCAGCTGTAGTGGTGCTGATGTAGTTTCCTACTTGGTCATACCACTTAATCTGAGCAGTAACTGTTGCAGATGCATTTGCGTGCTGCACCCAACCAGTAAAGACATAGCGGGTGTTTGGCTGTACTGGGATACCGTTTAAGATTGGAGTGTACCCATTGCCAGGAAGCGTAAGCGTTACTGAAGTTGTGCCTGTTGTAGTTAGGTACGCAAACCCAATTTGACGAGGAGGGTAGATAAAGTCATACATGCCAGGAGTTGGTGGGGTAATTGTTGACCCAAATACAGAAGATGAGTTTGCGTATGCAAGTTGAATAAACGTTCCAGAGCTAGCTACCCAACGACCTACAGTTTCTTCAAAGGAAGAATCGTTGTAGTCAAGCATTAGGTTGTTGCCTACAGTTACGTTTGCGTCTAAATGAGTAAGAGCAGTTGTGTATGCCTTGATAGCTTGAGATGTTCCCTTAAGGCCGTTGATTACGTTACCAGCATTGTAAAGAGTGCGGTGGTAGGGGTCACCAAGACTAGGTTCATAGTTAAATCCAAAGTCAGTTACTTTGTACTTTAATATTTCATTAGGAGCATAGATATGGTTAGCGCTGTTTGCAAGGATGCTTGCCTGGGTTCTAAGCTTGTCGTATGCAAAAGTAAGGCCACTCATAGTGTTGACAAAGTCACCGGTTCCAGGCTCACCTGTTGCGTCACCAATACCTTGAGATGAGTTTTCCCATGCCCTAGGTAGCCAACGCAATACCTGAGCTAGCATGTCTTTATTAGGTACACCAACTGTTGTTGAAGAGCCACAGAATACCCAGCCATTACCATTAAAGATCCAGAACGAGTAAGTTACTTCTAGCCCAAGAGCTGCAGTCACATCATCGTAATAAGTGGTTGTGTAGTTTGTATATATGTCTCCAGCTATCTTGATACCATCAAATGGGTTATCTGGAGTTCCTGTATAAGTCTTTACCAACATCCAGTTAACTGGTGTAGGATCGCCTGGATCTGGAGTTACTCTTCCCCATGTAATCTGAATTTTGGCATAGTCATAGGCAAATGCAGTAATACCGGAGTTGTAGTAAATGGCGGAGTTGTCTTTTTCGCCATACTTAAACCGGTCATATATCCCGAACCCATAACGTGCCATAATTTAAATTATACTCCCATTAATAGGAATGGATGAAGAGAGGTTCCTACAGCAGCTGCTGCACCATTAGCTGTGCTTAACGCTGAGTTGGCTGTAGTAGTTGCAGTAGAGATGTTAGTAGTAAGCGTGTTGTAATCAGTGCTTCCTACATACAAAACATTTGCTGTTCCAACCTTTGGAAGGCCAGTGTAGTCAAGGTTAAAGTTAAGAGTTGCCCCACCGATAGGGCGTGCTTCAAGAAGGTTTGCTGTACCAGACTGTGCAGTAAGGGTAACACCAACAACTCCAGCTGGGTTGATTGTGTCACCAGACTTTTGAAGATACGGGCTACCCACTACGCCATTAACAAGACCAGATTCAATATTGTTAATGCGATGAGTCAAGCTATCCCAGGCAGTAGTACGAGCAAACGCACCTGACCAAGTAGAGATAAGCGGGCCATCAGAAGAGCTGAGTGTGACACCAAGAGTTGTTTCAACAGCTGCTACTTCTAGCTGCAGAGCGTTTACGTGATCTGCAATTACGGTGTCTTGAAGGTCTACCTTAGGGGTAAACGGCTTGACACTAGTAGGATATGACGCGGTCATTAGTATTCCTTACCTTTCAGGTCTTCCATTATAGCCCGCCCGTAGCTGTAATTACTAGGTTTGTTGATAGCAAATAAGGGATCTGATTTGCTGCCAAAGAGATTGTGCTTACTGTGCTGCTGTTATCTGTATTTAATTGTGTGACGTTTACAGAGATAACTCCTGTTACGTTTTGTGCAGCAGAAATGATAGTCGATAGAGGAATCGTGTCACCAAACAAGTTGTTAGAGTAAGTAAAGACTCCGTTAGCTCCTAAAAACGCCTGGTACACAGCCAGCTTAGTAGCGGCCTGTGAGTACGCGCTTCCAATCGTAACTGTAAGTGATACGTATACAGGAATATATGTAGGGGGCAAAATTGTAAGGGTAGTTCCAATAGGAATTTTATCTGCCATGTACTTAGTTACAGCTGTAGACAACGTAGTCCATGCTGCGGTTGGGGTGGTAACTGTGGCGGTTCCCGCAGTAGTTAGCGTTCCTGTAACAGTACTTGCAATTGTAAACGATGTGGTTGTAGGCACAGAGGCGATTAGAACGCCTGCAAAGTTGTATGCAGTTGGTACGTTACCTGTAAGAACTACGGCTTGGCCGGCTACAAAACCGTGTGCAGTAGTGGTGTTAACTGTTACTACGGTGCCTGTAGCAGTAATAGATGCGATTGATACGGCGTTTACTGTAAGCCCAGGAGTTGTAGTTGAGTCATTTTGTGTCTGCAGATAAAGGTTTACAGAGGAATAGACTGAGGCCGCAGCGCTTGCTTTACCTACCTGAGGAACTGTCAATGCCAAAGCAGAGTAGTCTGCCAAGGTAACTGCACGCTTACGAGCCGTAATAGACGCTGTGATTTTTGAGCGCAAAGCTGTAGTATCGTCAGAGTCTGCACCGCCAATAGCTGGGCTTGGGTTAGTTACAGTAAAGTAAGAAAGAACTTGTGGATCAGTGTTGCCAGGTACAAAGGTAAGTTCTGAAACAACCTGAGAGATAATGTTTCCGGCAGCACCTGCGCTTGTCTTATAGGTTGCGCTAATAAGCTGGCTGGCTGGTGGGATCGCTCCGTTGATGTTATCTCCAAAGACAACGGTAACTGTGCCATCACTATTTAAGATAGTAGTAAAGACGCGATCTTGTGGGCCATACTCAGCCAAGCTGGTTACGTAAGACCATGGAGCAAATGCCACGCCTTGTCCTACATATACAACCAATGAATTATCAATGATGCCTACATCCAAGATAGGGATGTTTTGGTTTGCTGTACCATCAGAAGTTCCAAGGCTGATAGGAAGCGGCTTGTTATAGGTAGGGTCAATCAAGTCAGGGCGGTCTGTGTTAACAGTCTTTCCTTCTTGAGCTGTAAGGTTAATTACCTGTCCGGGAATAACTCCATAAGCAGCCTGGGTTGTTTCAAAGTAAACCTGTGCAAATGGTCCGTAGTTAAGCGGAGCCATAACCTGAGTTCCTACAGGCAGGTCAATAGTGTTGCTGCTGATGTTGGTGAATTGGATTGTGCAGCTAGCTGGGGTAGGACCAGAAGGCTTGTAACCATAGAGAGATGCAAAAGAAAGAAGAGTGTCTCGCTGGATAGCCGTAGAAACAGATGTTTCATTTGCTACACGGTCAAGGTAGTGAGACATAACGTCGCCCATGTATGCAAAGGCTTCTACAAGAACGTTACCTAGATCACTGTAGTCAGTAGGGTTCCACTGTTTACCTGTGCGGTAGTTAATAAGATTGATGAGGTCATTTTTAAGACCAGAAAAATCTCGTGAGGTGTAGTCAATCTGATATGAGCTCATATTTATACCGCCGTAATCGTTCCGTCTAGGTTAAAAACAGATGTGTTAATTCCAAGGTTGTAGCTAGTGTTGTCAGGAAACACCAGCTGAATATTTACAATCGCATTTCCATCGTTTCCAATGTCGCTCACATCTATAGAGGCAACCGTAAGATCAGGAAGCCATCTAGAGATTGCTGAATTGATTGCAAACTTAACAGAAGTTGAGAATACGCTGTCGTTTTCAAAGAACGCCCCGCTCCAGTCTGTGCCGTATTCTTTTGTAACAGGGCGCTGACCTACGTGGGTAGAGAGAAGGGTAAGTACCTTGTCCAGATATATCTTTCTAGGATCTGTGGTGGAAATGAGTGCGCCAACAGCATCCGTGGTATACGGGAAGTAAACGGCCTGTGTCATGCCTGTACTCCAATCCATACTGGATACTCGGGATCTCCGCCTTCAAACATTACCCAGATCTGCTGCCCAACAACAGGTACAGCCCTATGGAATGTATGCTCTGGTGTGGTGGTGCCGTCTGGTGCAGTAACGCCATTGGCATATTTACTTGCCTCTTGCGTATCAGTCGCAGATTGAATAATACCATCTGCAACGTAAGAATTCTTACTTCCCGGTACCTGAGTAATCATGGAATGGGTAGTTGCATGGGTGTGGTTAAGCTGATTGGTAGGTCCAGGGGTAGAGCTTTTAGCCACAACAGTTAGCTGCGGGACCGTGACCGTTACCGTACCGCCTTGTGGATCTGCTCCGCTTGCGGAAGCTGTAGAGGTAGTAAGCAGGGCAGCTATCTGCGCCGCAGTATGTGGGTTGTGGTCTGGATGATAAGAGTTGTCTGTAATAGGCAGGCAAGCTCTGGCCCAGTTAGTTGTATTAGGCCCTACAATTCCAGGAATCTGAACTTGAACTCTGCTTTTATTTAGTGGGTCTTTGTTATTAACCACTATTGCTGAATAAACTCCGAAGAAACGTAAACGCCCTAGCGGGTCAACCATGTAGTCTTGATCGTTCATTTAATCACCCTGTTCGGTTTGGTAGCCACCCATTTTACCGTTCTTTTAACCTTAGAAAAATCTGGGGTATGGACTGCATAAGGTACAGGACTTAGGGTGTCTGATAGATCAAATGGAGACTTAGTAACTGCCGGGCTTTGAGCAGTGCTTCCATAGTTGGGAATCAAACTTGAACCATTTACTGAAGTTGAATAGTTTACTAGCGCAGCATCCGGGGCAACCAAAGATTGATTAGATATCTCAGCTTGTACATCTCTGCTAGGGGTAACGTTTTTAGCATCTGGGTTTGTATCCCCAATCACATCTGTTCCTACCAAAAGCTCACACATATAGTCTGCTGGGCTTCCACCAAAGATGTGTTTGACAGATAGCACAGTCCAATAACCAGACATGCCATTTGGCAAACCATCTAGATAGATTGGTTCGTATGGAGCTAGGTTTACATTACCAATAATAGTTACCTTTGCTCTGTGCTGGTAACGGTAGTTATTGCTAAGATCATCACTGATGTACTTAGCTTCTGTAAGAGTCTCAGCAATTTCATGTACGTGATACTTCTTAAAGTTTGCTTTAGGGGTAGCTGTAGTCGTGTTCTTTGAATAGGTGCTCATAGAAAGTAGCTCGCATTCGGAACAACAACACCCTTAGAAACTTTAGGGGTTTTAAGTGGTGTCTTGATTTGTGTGGTAACGTTGACAGAACTTGTAACACCAATAATACGGTCCACTTTAATTCCAAGCTCAGGGCTGTCATCTGACACAAGTGGGTGGAAAGAAAATATCGTTCCGTATGAACGGTCAGCTCTAGTAATAACTCCATTGATGGGGTTGTCTACATAGAAGAAATACGGGGCTGAAGCTTTACGATCAGAGTAAATCTTGTCTTTAGAAACAAAAGTGATTGTAGTGTTTTCCGTACGTAGGGCAAAGCCAGTTTGCTTGGCAAGGCGGGTGCAAATCTGCCAGTCTGTCTGTCCTGCTTGAACGATCATGTTGCGCACTCGTGGGTGGCGCTGAGTTGTAGCAGACATGCTGTGCTTAGCAGCTATCTTAGATACTACTTGATCGGCTGTAACATTTGTGTACACCTGCTGATCGCTGTCTTTTAAAACATAGGAAGCAGATACGCAGATAACATCTGTATTAGAACCGTTGATGCCATTGATAGATTCAACCGTGTGAACATACCCGTTAAATACTTTGGTTATATTGTCAGCACTGTAGGTGAACTTAACTGGGTCAGGGTTGGCAATAGAGGTGCTCTCTACAAATGGCTTGCCTTTAAAGTGGAGCACAAGACGATCGTGCTCCATCATATCTTGGTACATCTCTGCACCAATCAAGATAAGTTCTAAAGATGGCAGCTTTGGAAACTCTACAGAGAAAGAGCTAGAGTAAGCAGCACTTTGGTATACAAAGTTTTTTTGAGCAATTGTAGGACTAGTTTCCATACGGAACCCTAACCTTAACCCCAGGAGCAATAGCAAATGGGTCGGTGATCTCTGGATTAATCTCCAAGATTCTCCACCAATACTTTGCCCCACCGCAGTATTGGGCAGCTAAAGCTGTAAGGTCTTCTCCTGAAGCCCACGTGTGTACAAAGTACTTAACTGTTTCGCTCTTAGGAAACGCACGGTAGACGGAAATTTCATACGCCCCGGTATATTTATTTGGGGTTTGGCTTAGAGGTCCGTTGTAGTATCTAGAAACGTTCTCAATCATCTTATCCTCCCGATGGTGGTGTCTGGCCAGATGAGGTTAGATACTTAGCAAATGTCTGATAATCAGAGTAGTAAGACTTACCATCTGAAGTTTGCGTAGCAATTGATGGGTACCTGGCGATGGTTAATGATACGACAGAAAGCATAGGCACCATGTTAGGGGTAAACATAACGTGGTTGACATTTATAGATGCAAGGCTTCCAAAATAACGAAGGTTATCGCTTAGGTAAAGCCAAAACGGTACGCCAGTAACATAACCGTAATCAGCAGTTCCTTCTTTATCTCCGTTGTTTAATAGCGGGTTGTTAGGAGTAGGGTCGCCATTAACTACGCGATATAGATATTCAAGGTCATACTCCGTGCCTCGTGAAAGGATTCCATTAACCTGCTTATCAGTAAGCTTTACTCCACCATACATCTTACTGTAGTTATTGCCTTTAAGAACCTGCAGGTCAACAATACGGTTTAGGTAAAGATCAAAAGTTACAGAGGTATTTCCCTGAAGCAATGCTGCAGGATCCTTAGAACCATAAGTCCAGTCAACAGAGTTATTAGCTTGAGTACTGTAGGAAATGGTTGTAGGGTTGTACATAAAGTTAAAGCCCCAAATACGGGTATTAACCCCGTTAATTTTTACACCACTAGGAAGACCTTTGCTCTTGCTTCCATTAAGCGCACCTGCAGTATTTGGATCTTGCCTAATCTTTCCAAGAGTATTTGGAGTTTGAAGTAGCTTGTAAACCTCTGTGTAAATAAGAGGGTTTTTCTCAGGCGGAATGTAAACATCCTTGAGCTTTACTATATCTGAATACGAGACAGTACGAGAATAGGTATTAGTAGGAGGGTTAACACTAGAAGAGTCTAGATCTGTTGGGGGTGGGACAGGTGTAGAGGTGCTAGTTGTATTGTCCGGCTTAGGTACAAGAGTCTTAGGGTTAGAGGTGTTGCTTGTATCCGCTTGCACAAGAAATGCCTGTGCTTTTAAATAAGCAGGACCACCACTCTTTTGGCTATCTGTTCCAAGCAAGGTTGTACTACCAACTTGAGTGCCATCAGCTTTATAGTTAGTTACAAATACGTTCCAGGTGCCGTTATGATTATCTGTAACCGTTACAGCTGTCCATTGACCTGTAGCCTGATTGTATTTGCAAAGATTAGTTTGACCATTAGCATGTGACAAAACTTGTTGTGGTACAGCAGGTTGCTTGATAGCTTTAGTTACATTAATAGTTTGAATGCTAGTCACCTGGCTAGCAGGAAGATCTGGAGCAGTTGAGCTTCCAGGAACTACCGGTGTATACCAGTTACCAGAACTATCTAGGCTATACCCATAGCCAGAATGAAACGGAATAGCGCTGTTATCACTGCGGAAGTTAACGTTAATTTTTGGAGTAAAAACGTTGATCTTGGCGTTTTGTATGGCAGAGATAAGGGGCACCATTGTGTACCAATGATTGGTGTCATCTGTTCCCACAATATTGTGGAATCCAACACCTCCACTGTAATAGTAATAGTTGTTTTGGCTGCTATCTACAGTCACTGCGACCGCTGAGGTATTTGTAAACTGAGTGATGTTGCCGCTTCCATCGTTTTGATATACAACAACCTGATAGACAAATCTATCCCCAACGTTTGCTTTTACTGTTGGGGTTGTAATGTAAACATTTGTTCCATTAAGCTGTTCAGTCAAATAAACTACATAAAAATATGATGGGGTGGCCATTAGTAGTTACCAATTCCCTTCAACTTAAGGTCACGCTCTAGCTGTGTACGGAACTCTTTAAGTAGGTGCTGTACCTGTGGCAAGCCCGCATTAGCGATGTTTACATTCATATTAACCTTAATATCTACTCCGCCCATACCTTCGCCACGACGCCATTTGTCAGCTTGAGTCTTTGTAAGAACTGCCTCATCTTTGTGAACAACCGCAAGCTGATCTTGCTCAATACGTGTTGAGCCTTTGTCATAAGAAGGAATCTTCGCGGCTGCTTTTGTAGCTACAGCGTCAGCTAGGAACTTAGTAAATGCTCCGCTTGTGTATGTGCTCCATGCAGACCAAGAACGACCATGGTTTGACTTATCAAGCGCAGCCTCTACGTTGAACGGTGCACTAGGTAGACGGTGGGCATCACGGTATGGGTCGTTATATGCTTTCCAATTTTTTAGAGAACGGATCTGGAACAGACCAATACTTGGACCCCACTTAGAGTCCTGCAATCCTACGTCACCGATTGCTCCAGCACGACCACCAGATTCAGCAAGAGAGACAGCAAACGCTGTATCCAAAGCTTTGCCTGTAAAGCCCTTGCGATAGAGCATGTTCATTAGATCTTTATGAGCTACTTTTCCTCCACCGCTAATGTGGGAGTAGTCAATATTCTGCTTTGCTAGCTTGCTAAGCTGAGCGTTAGTCATATGCTTTTGCAAGTCAGCGTATGAGATCGGCTCGCCGCCATGTGTAAGCCCAGAGATGATTCCGTTAATTCCGCTAGAGCTTAGGTCGGCGGTAGTCTTGTGCTGCATGTTAAGCCCAGTAGCAGCGGCGTTAGCCGATGGAGTGTGCTTGCTTCCACCAAATCCTAAGAAGCTCTTGACATCATTAAAGATACGGCTGAACAATCCTTGGCTGCCGTTAAAGGTCTTGGCAGGATCTACGCGGCCTCCCGCACCAAATCCACCATTGTCTCTAAGTTCATAGTGTAGGTGTGGACCAGTAGAGTCTCCCGCTCCAGCCGCACCCTTCTGTCCACCGGACAATCCAATAGGTTCACCAGCAGAGACCTTCTGACCTACCTTGACATTGATCTTGCTTAGGTGGGCATAGAGGCTGGACTTGCTTCCATGCTGGATGATTACATAGTTGCCATAGTCAGAGCGGTTGCCAGTAAAGGTCACAGTGCCGTTTGCTGAGGCTGTGACGGGCGTTCCTACACGGGTACCAAAATCTATACCTGAGTGGAATCCCGTGGCTCCTACGCCCTTTCTAGGGCCGAATCCGGACGTTACAGGGGTCTTGCTAGGAACAGGTAGGTAGTACCCACCACGTGTGCTTGGGTCTGTCTTAGCGATGCTATCGTGGGCATCTCCACCATGTCCAAATGAGGAGAAGGCGCCATAGGCCGTACCAAGCAAAGCACCAATGCCGGTACCAATACCAGGAACAATAGATCCGATTGCTGCGCCAGCAGCGGCATCTATGCCCATAGTTGCTGCGATATCTCCCCCACGCTTTACGCCAGGACTTACGCGTGAACCTACAAACTTATCAAGACCGTACTTAGCAGCTGCGCCTACAGCAGCTGTACCACCATAACGTGCAAGACCAGCTAAGCGTAGTCCTCCTGAAAACATACCGCCTCTAGCAGCAGCTGGAAGCATCCATCCATCTTTAGCTGCAACTTGTGCGATAGCTCCCGTTGCTCCTCCCCCACCACTTCCAAGCATCTGCCCAATAATTCTTGCCTGCATCATAGAGCTGCCAATACCCATAGCAGTTCCTGCAAGTCCAGAGATTCCCCCACCTACACCACCGGCATTAGGGAATGTGTTTAAGAATCCACGAAGTCCAAGGAGAGCATTAGTTACTCCTTGTACAGCCCCAGCCATATCGCTCAAACCGTTTGTAAGAGTTGCTGAGGTATTTAGCGCAGCATTATATCCACCGACAAGACCTGGGCTAGCTACTTCTAGGCTCTTTGCTTGTGCAGCATTGTAATTGAACTGTGCTCGAACAGGGCTGTTACCGGCTACGCCTACAGCGTTCAGAGCATTCTGTGCGTTACCTAGGTCACCCTGTGTAAGTGGACGGCCTGATTTTGCACGTGCTTGAATAGCAGAAATAATAATGCCGTTAAGGTTTTGATCTCCACCTGTGAGCATATTGATTGTTTGGTAGCCTTTAGAGGTTGGGCTGTAAAGAGTTGCAGCTTGATCAGCTGTAATCTTCTGTGCGCCATAGAGGCGGTTATAAACATCATTAACAATTTGTGGAATAGGACGAAGCTGTCCGTTGTTATCACGGATACGAATACCGGCACGTAAAAAGTTCATTCCGTTCATGCCAGCTAGAGCAGACGCTACTTGTTCGTTGCTACCACCACTGAGTGCGCTTAAGCCACCAATGCTAGACATCACATTTCTTGAGCTTAGGTCACTAGCTAGATAACCACCCTGATAGGTCAGGTTCATCTGTGACATGGTTGGGCCAAGGGCGCTAGTAGCACCCATACCAACAAGGCGATTAGATTGGGAGATAACTCCCATAGGAGACATGCCGCTAAGGCCAGCTACAAAATCAGAGGCCATCCTCTGAGTAACTGCCATGTTCGTGCTTGGGAACATATTGGCTACGCCCGCACCAACTGCAGCAACACCAAGACCAATACCAACAGTCTTCTGTGCAGGAGTTAAGGTGCGGACAATCTCGCCAAGACCGAGTTTGCCAGAGCCAGGTTTGCCAGTCGTATTATTAAGATTCTTAGAGATGCGCTCTGTGATCTTCTCGACTTCGGTAAGTACCTTCTTGAAAGCTTCACCAAACTTAATGGCTTCCTTCATGTCTTTATTTATGACTTTACCTACAATAGCAAACTCATGTTCGTTATCGTCAGGACTTACCATATTCTGACTTGGCATTTACTCACCGCCTAACCCGTTTAGTAGCTCTGTTTACCCACATAACGCGCTCTCGTAGGGAGAGCCCGCGAATATCTTCTAGCGTCCAACCAGGATAAAACCTAGTTAACGCTTCATACATATCTAGAAGTAGCTCGTAACTGCTTTCACCATCAAAACAATTCTGCCAATGTTAGTGGCAACGGCACCTCCGAGCCGCACGACTTGCATGGCTTGGATACTTCTCCGAGTTGTGGTCCAGGGTTTCGGGTCGAAATCTCTTGAAGAATCTTTCTACGATCTTTAATACTTAGGTTACGGACCTGATCCAGGCCGGTAACGGGAGCACCATTGATTGTATTAATGCATTCTTTAAGCAGAATACTATCTAATTCTGCTGAGTTTTTGTTGGTAGAGTTGACGATAGCTGTCTGTACTCCACCAGTTGGAAGGCTTACATCTACCTTGCCGATCTCACAATCCAAGGTAAAACGACGGTCTTCCTGATTTAGATATTTAATTTTGATGTCATCGTCAAGATCTACAGTAAAGGTTTGCTCTGTCTCACAGCTTGGGCATGCGCCTGGGCCTAGGACAATCTCGCTACCAAATGTAATCTTACGGATAGCTAATAGGATCATTTCACGATCTCCTGCAAGGAGGGCATTACGGATATCCTTGTCCGCTGGTTCTCCCCCGACCTTTACCAAAGCTCTATCTAGGATTACTAGAAGTGCTTTGCCAATATCTGGGGTTCGTGCAATAGCTTCTTCATCCCCGCCATTTAGCTCTCTGATCTCGGCTGTATCGATGATACCCAAGAATGGATCTGCAAGGCCGCCAGGTAGCTTAACTTCGGTTGGAGGAGGCGGCAGTAAAGGAGATTTCTCCTCTACCGCCGTATCCTCTGAAAGTGCTTTCTCTACTAGTCTGTTTGCTAAGTCCGGATTTTGTGCTGCATTAATTGTTGACATATTGTTTACCTTTGTCTAGTTAGAGAGCTCCTACTAGGAAATAGCTGGAGCTGTTGCTGTGTAGTCCTTTGCATATGATACATCAAAGCCTTCATGGACTAGCTGCATCTCTTCAACCATGAGTGAGTTTGCACCCGCATCAAGGCTAGAAAATGCTAGAGATGTGATCCATGCGTTGTAAACCTTGAAGCGCATTGAGACGTGCTGGTCTGCTGGGTTGTTAGCAACTGTTCCGCCTTGGTTTGTAATAGCGGCTGGGTTTGGATGGCTTAGAACTGCAATGTCTAGATCGACACGGAAGTCTGCACCAACACCTGTTGTTGCTGAACCTGCATTGACTGCAAAGAGGCGCTTCATCCAAAGCATGTTGTCATTCTGTCCAAGGAGAATACCCTTTGACAAAGTGATAGGTGTGAAGGATGTCTGACCAGGAATCTGGTGGACGTTGGTGTTATATCCGCCTTCACGGTATGCGATAGATTCAGTGCTGATGCTCAAACCGGCTACTGAGACGAATCCCATTGTTGTACCGGTAGCTGAGATGTAGTTCGAGTTCTTCCATGTAGCATCCACGTTGTGTGGAGCAATGGTGACCAAGAACTTAAAGTTACGGATTGGATCCGTTTGGATAGTACTTAGTGGATTAACGACTGCTGTCATTTTTGTTTATCTCCTTACGCCGTAGCGCTTCCGGTTAGCTGGCTAATATTGATAACAATGAATTCAGCAGGATTCTGAAGAGCTACGCCAATCTGGATGTTAACTCGGCCATTCTGGATGTCTGAAGCTGAGGTTGTTGTAGTGTCGCACTTTACAAAGTACGCATCTTCAATGTTTGCACCCTTAAGACCACCTTGCTGCCAATATCCACGAAGGAAGTTGCCAAGCGCGGTGCGTAGGGATGACCATAGGCGTTCATCATTGTTCTCAAAGATCGCATACTGGCTACGCAAGGTGAGTTCTTTCTCAATGTAGATAAGAGAACGCTTGACGTTAATGTAGCGATTTCCTGGTGTGTTGTCCATTGTACGTCCACCCATAACTACAATTCCTGCGCCAGGCACATAACGAATTGCGTTAACAGGTGTAACAGAGGTATTGATTGCATCGAGCTCTGCGTTGGTAAAGCGGTGTGCTGTATCAACTGCAAGAGCTACCTTGTTAGCAAGACCAGCTGGAGTCTTAAAGACACCACGTGATGCATCAGTAGCCAAGAATTGACCTACCATAATTGGGCCAGGAGCTTGGTAACGAACGGCACCTTGTACAGAGCTAAGAGCATCTGGGATTGCAACCCAAGGCCAGTAACCAGCCGCATTGCTACCTGTAGAGCTAGCAGCAAAAACAGACTTGATAGCTGTAAATGCATCCTGTGCAGATGAAGCTGCAGTATAAGCATTCTGTACGTCTACAATTGCAAAGCAATCTGTACGTGTAGATGCATACTGAACTACCCCAGCGCTAAGAGTGTTAGCAGTATTTGAGCTTGAGTTGTAAGCAGCATCTGGGTTGTGGATAATCAATGGGTTCTGAATAGTATCAAAAGCTGTGATAGCAGTTGAATAATCCGTAGTAGTCAATGTTGTTCCATCTGAACCACCTGTAAGCGCATACAAAGTAGCGCCAGCAAGAGGTAGGTTTGTTGGAGATGTAGAGGTAGAGTGTAGATCAGCTGCTGTGATATAGGTTGCCTGTGCGGCGATTACCTTTACAAAGTAACGTGGATCTGTAGAGCTCATGCTCAAGTCATTGAACTGCTCAAGGATGTTTGAAGTAGACGCTCCTGAGAGTGTTGGGCTTCCATAAACGGTAAGTCCAAAACGTGTAGTAGATCCTGTGGTTGAAACCAAAACAGAGAGGCCGTTACCCCATGAACCTGGGTTTGCAGCTGTAACTGAAATAGTTGGTGCTGATCCTGAAGACGCGTCATTGAGGGTGATCGTCGCAGAAGTAGCAGCAGAGCTTACTACGCGCTTGATGTAAAGCTGGCGGCCGCCGTTTGCAAAGAAACTATAGGCTGCCCATGTTGCTGGGTATGCGTCTTGCAATCCACCAAAGGTCGTGACAAAGTCAGACCAGTTAGTAAGAAGAACCGGTGCAGCTACTGGTCCCTTTGGTAGGGAACAAATAAAAGCACCAGCCGCAGTTCCATTGTCAGCAAGTGCAATAGTCTGCGGAAGTTGTACTTCCTGGATAAAGACGCCGGGTCTACTGAATGTAGCCATCCGGTTTTCTCCTTCGTGTTAGTTGGTTACTTGGGTTTACTTTACTTAGACCGATTTATAAACCACTATTCGATTAGTGTTGTCGCGATATTTGGTGGGCTTGTTACTTCGTACAGCTGTGTGAGTTCCTGCGTGAGGTACTCAGCACTGATCTGTATGGTGTAGACATTATTGAAAAGACGCTTGTCGTTCTCAGTAGTGTCTCGCTTGACGAACCCTAATACATCAAGCCTGCGAACAGTGTTGTCCTCAGGAATGAGTAAGAGTCCAAATCTAAGTGGTAGTCTTTTTGGGCTAAAGAGAGCGTTAATGATCTGACGATCATGGCGTGGGTAACGAGACCACGTGCTTACTTGATAGACCAGGTTGACTGGGATTGGATACATTGTAGCAAAGTCTGTATTTGGGTCAGTACCTTCTGGGGCATAGATAAGATTTCCATAGCCACGGGCAGCACGCTCAAGAGCCTCATTGATTCCAATAAGGTCGATTGTGATGTATGGGTAGGACTGCTGACGTATTTCTTTATCAGGCTGACCAAAGAACACACCTACAGGGCGGGTAGAGCTTCCGGTATCTGAGACTGTGATGCCTGAGAGTAGGCTCTTGAGAGCAGAGTCCTCATTAAGAAGCATAGGCATTAGATGCGACCCCCGTCCATATCAAGCATGAATGTACGAATCACAGGATTAGGTGGGGTGATTTCAGTCCCAAACTCGAGAGTAAATACTTCATCTTCGATATCTTTTGGATAACTGATATTAAACTTATCGCCATCTACGACGATAGAAAGCATTCCCGCCACATTAGTTGGCCAACCACAATAGATGGCATAACGGCGAAGCTTAGAGCTGTACTCATTGGCTGAGGTATTGAAACCCTTAGCTATAAGTTTGTTGACAGTATTGCGAAGCTCACCCATTCTTCTTTACTCGCTTCACAGCTTGTCCGATTAGGTAGCCTGCAACAATCCCTTTGAGGACTTTCTTTGAGCCGTTATTAGACAGCCCGACAGCACCACGAACAAACTCCGCCTTATCAGCATCGGTTTCTTCCCGATTTAGGCGTTGAGCGAATAGAATCATTTGGGTTCCTCCACAAGAGGGTACTGCAGCAGGTTCCGGATTACTCCGGCGTCAGGTAAAGCATAAAGCAAAAATGCCCCTTGCGGGGCATTAAAGCTTACTTCTTTTTCTTGACCTTCTTAGCCAAGGCCTTGTCCATCTTTTCATCTTCCTTGCGAGATGGCTTCTTTTTGTCCATCTTCTTATCGGCAGCCTCAAACTTCTTCTTCTGAGCCGGGGTCATGCCCTTTTCAAGCTTCTTATCTTGTTCCTTATCGGACATCTTTTTCTTCATTTACTTGCCTTTCTTGGTGGTTGGCTTGCTTGCCTTCTTCTTGCAAGCACCCTTGCAATTAGGCTTTGAGCATCCGCATCCGCATGACTTGCACATATTATTCTCCGCTTCCTTTGCGATTATGGTATTTTTTGGTAGCAGTTACGCCAGCACCAATGGTGACAGCCCCTGCGAGCTTGGTAAGGTTATAGGTCTTACCTCCGCCTGGGTGGTGGACTTTAACGTCCTCCCCATGCTTATCTACAACGTGGGTTTTGCCAGCTGCTTTAAACTTAGCGGCTGCTTTCTTCTTTGTTACGGCTTTTGGACGAGATGAACTTTTAGGCATTTTTATCCTACGTTATAAATAGTCAAATTGGCTGATGGGGATGCTGGACGAGTTGGGTTTGTACCCGCTGCTGTAGCAAGAAGGGACATTCCTGATGCACCAGACCACCAGTGAAATTGAATGTAGTCATTTGGCAGCACAGAAATAGGAGCTTCGATGTTTGCTAAAACCTGTGAGCCCTGCGCACTAGCTGTGGTAAAAGTAAAAGCAGAGGATGGAACTTGAACGCCGTTTTTAGAGAACCAAGTTGTGATGTGATAATCACTTGTACCGCCAGTGAAGTTAAACTGACCTAAAAAGTTAAGGTTGTATGTTCCTGTGTTTGCAAAAACAATCTTACTTTTATCCGATGGGTTGAGGGTCATGCCCTTGCTTATATTGGTTGTGTCCCAAGTAATAAGGTTATCTGCGGTGGTTCCTCCGCTAGTTTGGCTTGTACTTAAAGCAAAGTTGCCGTAGTAAAGCACTGGAGCGGGCGCCTGTGTAATAGAGATCCTCATCGTGTCACCATCAAAAGTGCTATATTAGATGAGCCACTAGAAATTGCATATACGGCCATTTCAGGCCCAAGGTTATCTATGCTAATAGTTGCTCCTGGAGTAAGCAAAGCACCGTAAGAACTAGAGCTAACCCCAGATCCGCCTACGTATACTGTAGCGGAGGAGTCAACGTTTTGAATAGACAGGGTCGCCTCATTCCACGTATAACGGCTTTCTCCTGTTACGGAGTTAGTAATAATTGTGTCTGCGTTAATTAGAACTGAGGTAGAGCTATTTAAACTAACAACGCTGTGGCTTAATGACATATCAGACCTTCTTCAATCGTGGGTTCTTTTTCTTAGCTGCCTTGGAGGCACCTCTTGAGGATGCGGCTAGTATAGCACCGGCACGCTCTTTAGATACGCCTTCTTTTTTAGCAATATTCTCCTGCACCTTTTCAAAGCCTGGGTGCTTACTTGACTTTTTTGCTGCCATTTTTCTTTACCTTCTTTGGTAGTTTCTTCCCCTTAGGAGTATGTTCTTCCCATTTTTCTGCCATCTTAGGGTCGTTTGCATACATCCATTTACGCTGGGCTTGTGATTTAAAAGGCATTCTTATCCTGATTAGGTTCTTGAGGAAGGGTGCTTGGATCAAAGGCAGAGTACTGAGCATAACTCTGGAACTGCGGATCGTTGTCAAGCTCTTCTGGGTTGACCTGCTTGCACTCAATAGAGAGAAGGGTGAACTTCTCCTTGATGATGCCTACAGGAAGAACACGGTTAACGGTAAAGACTTCAGAACGATAGACCACCCTATCACGTAGATAGTCATCTGGGTTGATCTCCATGACACCAAGCTGCGGACTTGTACCTGCGTTAGCCCCTAAAAGGGATAGATGCTTCTCGGCTACATCCACGTTAATAGTAATAGTTAGGGTATCTACGTTATAGAAACCGCGGTCGTTCTGACTAGTCACACCTTGAATAAGCTGAGCTCGTACGGTAGGGATAATAACCGGGCCACGCCATCTACGACCACCTTGGTTGGTAGAGCCTCCCACGTCATAGATAGGGTCTACAACAGTGTTTGCCCCATCATAGAACCACCACTCTACGTTGTTTCCAACGGTGCGGCCTAGTTCTGTGGTGGTTCCGGGTACGAAAGAGTTACGCTCGTACCTGATGTCGAAGCGTCCTTCTTTGTTTTCTCCACGCATGCTATCAGTCTACCTTATCGGTTGTAGTCTGTAGGAATATACCCCTCTTGGAAGGGTCCGTATTTGATGTTTACCTTTGTGTACTCGGTAAACTTCTTGACCTTTTCAGCATTTGCTGGGTCTTTGATAAAGCGCAGCCAAGACTCTTTAATCCCGCCAATATACTCTTCATTTGGAATAAGCCTAGGGTTGGCTCCAGTGACCCGGTACGCAGGATGGTTAACGTCGGGGCTAGTATTATTTTGAAATAGGTGAGAAAGGGGGACAACCATATTTGGAAATACCAGAGAGAAGCCAGCACTAAGAAGGTTCATAGTTTGGACTATTTCTTCTTCCCAGAAGATAGTATCTATTCCTAAGCCTGTGTTTTCAATATAGTTTTTATTGGAAAAAGCAAACTGAGCATTGAATTTAATACAAGGTAGGTATAGTTCATCTCTAACTATGCCTTTAGTACGAAGATTGTGATCCTTCCAAGCAGGAATGCCTGTGTCGTACCAAGTACGAAACATCATAATAGGGTAGGAAGCAAGCTTATCTTTATCCTCTGAGACACGTTGATCATTATCTAAATGAACGTACATAGGAAGATATGAGGTCACAATTGTCTTAGGGTTGTTAGTTTCTTTTAAAGCGCCTTCATAGATATCAATCAGCTTAGTGTCCCATCCCTTTTCAAATAAGGTGTGAGAATCAATCTGCAGTATGTAGTCCTCGTCTGTGTACATAGATAGAGAAGAATCTCGACCAAATCCAATAGATGGGAGGTATTCTCCAACCTTAAACCGCTTAAACTTTACCTGCGGGTAGTTTAAAAGAGGAGCAATCTTCTTTTCATAGAAAACTTCATAGTCTAATTCAGAGTGCGCTGTTTCCATAAGAGATAGTCCTATGGTAAGTTTTTCTGGTTTATCTGCAAATCTAATAGCCTCATTGACTGTGAACTCAACTTGGTTGTCATACATAGTAGGAATAGCAATGTAAATTGACATTAGTTGTTCTCTTCCAGGTCTATAAAAGTAGGGTTGCTTAAAAACAAGGATGCCAATCTAGGATTGTCTACAGCAAACTTATCTACTACCTTGCCATCAACTACAACACCTAAAACAATTACGCCATGCTTGCGGTCTTGTCTTGAGTTAAGTACTGTTTGAGGGTAAGTCTTGGGTTTCTTTTTAAACATTAGTTATATTCCTTTGGCTTTCTCCACAGCTTTTTATACACGCCTCTTCCTCTACGCAATAAGCTGCTTCTTTGTAGCTGTGGCTCTGTGCTATTAAAGGATTGTGCGTATACCCACTTATCACGTTTAATAGGTATGAGTTGAGCAATCGGTGTGCCCGCTGGAATTACCCCAGTAAAACCTTCTCTAATAAAGAATGGGATATTTCCCCAACCCATAAAGTCTTCAGTATCTACTATTCCCGACATAGTCGTAAAAGGAAGTTCAAATCTGTTAAGTGGGTGTGTAACCAATACGCTGTACCCCTCAGGAGTGCTCCAACCCCATTGGCAGTTCCAAGCTAAATGGTTATGGGCATGGCCGGCAGGACGCGGAATCGTGTGCCCAGTTAAACCTATACGTTCATTAATAGGTTGAAAGCCGGGATCATCCCAAGCTAGTTTTACTTTTCCTTCTTCATCAAGAGAGACTTCAATATCTATGGGTGTTACTAGAACATATCCTGAGATCATTGCGTCAAGAAAAGGAACGCATACCTTTAATCCATCATATTCAACGCCATGCTTATCATAATAATAGCGCTCAGCATTTTTATACCATTCAGGCAACACAGCCTTAACTGGTAGGGGAACCTTATGGTCCGACTTTACAAGCGGACTAGGAACGAACTTAAATATCTTAATTTTGCGCCTCCTGCTATGAAATTATCCCGTAATGGATGAGGTGAAGTAACCCATCGTGTATCCCTGGTTTTGAGCCGAGGTAGTCAAAATAATACCATGCTTGGTAGCAGTAGGTGTTCCGCCCAAGCTCTGGGTAGTGGTGCCTACAGAGGTAGTTTGAGCGTTATCGCTAAAGGCGGTAGCTGTGGCGGAGGTTCCTGAAATCTGTACTTTTAATGATGATAGTATAGAAGATAAGGCCACGGAAGCTACCGTAGTTACGGTTCCAGCTACAGATTTGTATAGGTTTAGGTAGTACTTTACTGTGGTTCCAGTACCCGTACCTGTAGTGGTATAGGTAGAGTTTGTATACCCGGTTCCTGTTGTGTAGTAAACGCCGTAATAGTAAGGTGCATAACTAGTAGACGATCCTAAAGCCGTATATGAATAGTAATTAGGGGTAGTAGTGGTTGAGCTAGTTGTGTACCCACTTGCTGGCACAGTATAGTAATAAGCCATTACAGCATAATGATATCCATCTGGTTGGTAGATGTAGTGAACAAAAATAGTATACGCAGGAGAAGTTTGTACAAAATTATACGTGGTAGTAGTTGTGAATGTTCCATTGGGAGCGTAAGCTGTGTAGTAATAGTACGAGGTGCCCGTTGCATAGTAACCAAGCGGGGTACTAGATGTATACCCAACTCCATAGGTATAAGAATAGCTTTGGGTATAGGGCGCACTATATGTGTAGGAGTATGTATAGGTTGAGTCATTCTCAAGACCTACAGCTGCCCACCAGTTATTTGAGTCTACAACTAAGAAGGAGATGCCTGTACCCAGGCTTACATTCTGAGCTGTGATGGTTACGTTTGGGCTACCCATATCTGTAGCAGCAATAGAGTTGTTGCTTGGGGTATCGTTAGATTGAGCACGGCTACCATTAGCAAACCAAGTGCCTTTAATAGCCTGCCAGATTCCACCGCTAGAAGATGTGCCTAGCTGGCCAACAGTTGTTCTAGCAAAGGTATCTGAGAAGAGAGCTGTAAACCATTGATGCCAAGTTCCGCCTACTTTAACAAAAACAGCCTTGCCTGTACGCCATGTGCCCGCGACTTTAACCGTGGTGGCTGAAATAGTCCTCCACGTCCCACTGTTGCGGATCTCACCGGCCATTAGATATATTGAACCCAGATATCTCCGTCTGCGCCATCAGTAGACTGAGGAGCAACGGTTGATGCGTAGATATTACGAAGAGCCCCGATAGTAACCGTGGTAGGGGAAACTACCTTGGTAGCTGTAGGGCTATAGACAAGGTTGGTAGTAGCAAGCGGGGTATCAAGTACCTCGGGAAATTCTCTATGTGTCATTAGCTAACCTGGCATCCAAATACGTGGAAGGTAAGAGCTGATGCTGTACCTGAAGCTACAGTGATAGTATCGTATGCGCCTACGGTAGCCCCGATAGAAAATGTCTGGGTACTCAAAGCTGCAATAGTCTGCTGGTAGGCAAAAGCGTTAGATGTGCTTGCAGCAGCCGGGGTACCACCAGAAGCCTTACGGATATAGATAGTAGCCGTAGCTGGGCTTGTGGTTGTATTACAGACGGCAATCGTAGAGATCACAGTCTGGGTAGCAGCCGGGGAGGCATATACATCAGAGTTACCTGAGGTAGGTACTGCCTGGCCTAGGATGGAATAGTTTGTTGCCATGGGACTCCTTCGTTATGGCCTAACTATATCCTAAGATATGGGGTTTTGTGCTGCTTTATAGAATACTAAGTTACTAGAAATACGCTCATCTACAGGGTTTATCTCTGCCGCTTTTGATCCGTACTCTACAGCAAGCTCATACTTTCCAAGATTATATGCCCCTAAAGCTGCCAGGTCATATGGTTTTTCATTCCAAGCAATCTCTTCACATAGATAGTCCAAAGGTTTTTCTTTTATATCTAGCGCTTGTTGGGCATACTTAAATAGGTTTTCCCAATCTTGATTTTCATAATAATACTGAGCAATTTCAACCAAGGTTTCCCTACGCCCAGGTGATTTATCATTAGCTTTAAATAACCACTCTAGTCTTTCCTGACCTTCAGAAAGCTGTGCAACATAGCGCATAGAGGCTGCCACCTCAGGCGCCCAAGTTGCCGTAGGCAAAGATTGGTGGCGTAAGAATTCCGCTTTAGCCTGTTCTCTTAGGTTGTAGAAGAACAGTTCTCTAGCGTAGTAAAACGCAACTCTATCGTCGTATGGGTTCTCATGCGCCGATTGTGCAAGAAGCGGCATGTACTGGCTACGAGGCTTAGTGTCATCTGCGTGGTGATGAATCTCAAGCCCTACAGTTTCAGATGTCTCATCAGTTCTATCGTTAACCAAAACCTCATGGACAGGATGTTTCCAACGGTATCCGTGGCGCTTATGAATCTTGTCGCCTTGGTATTGAAGACCCGGCTTACCATCTTCTCGCCAATTCCACGTGTAGGTATAACGAGGTCTAGTGGTGGTGGCTTTCTCTAAATGCTCACGCCATCCCGGTTGGAGTTGCTCATCCATATCAAGGGCGATGCAATAATCAATATCATCTGGAAGCACTGCTAGAGAAGCATTTCGTGCATCATCAAAACGCCAAGGTTTAACGCTTATACTCACAACATTAATGCCCAGAGAAAAAGCAAGCTCTACAGTTTTATCTGTAGAGCCTGTATCTGCAATAAGTAGGTAATCTGCTTCCTTAGCGGAGTTATACCAACTCTCTACAAACTGTTCTTCATTTAGAGCAATCGTATAGACTGCTATCTTCATTAGTGCGTGTGATCCGCCTGTGGTGGCATTTGTGGACCATTTACCGCACGCAAGAGGTTAGCAAGTTCAATCTCTTTAACAGCATCTAGTACATCCTGCGCCCCACGCTTTACATCAATAAGAGTTGATTGACGTTCAATATCATATGTTGTCTCAAGATCTGATACGGCTACATAAGTTCCGTCAGGACGCTTTAGGACAACAAAGGCTGTCTTGTACTTGTCTTTAGGTGGTTGTTCTGCAGCAGGTGTTTCGTCAACAATTACTGCGTCTTCAATTGGTAGATCAGTCATAGTAGTCCTTAGTTAGTAGTGTTACGAGTAGTGTAGTCTGCTTCAAATAATGGGTCAAGCTGGGTTAGATCAACAAGTTCAATAAATGAGTCTGGAGTGAACTTAGGCATATCAACACGGGCATCCCATTCACCAGTTGCTTGGTAATCATAAATCTTCTCAAAGCCGTCTAATGAATACAGGACCTTAAACTCCATTGAGTGGATGATGCCGTTGTTATCTGGAATAGCTCCGCCAACGGAGATAACCATCTTCTTTGCTTCTGATGCGCTCATATATTATTCCTCTGTTCCTTCTACTGTGAAATCATTGCTTTTACCCATAAAGTTCTCATGACGTGAAGGAATAGCAATAGGCTGGGTTGGGTCTATAACCTCATAGCGGGTACCTACTACGTTGCCGTCTGTATCCTTCTCTTCGTACTTTCTCATATTCTCTTGATCGCTTTCGACCTCTACTGAGGTCAGAGATGCGTAGAAATCAGCGTGGTCTGACATGTTATTCTCCTTAGGTATAGGGTTTTAGTATATCATACCCTATAGGGTGGTTATTATTGGTTACCCTGCGTTGTTTCGTCAACGGGCTTAAAGACAACGTCTTGACCGATTAATTCATCGCCTAAATAGACGTCATATGTATCAGAGAACTCGTTTGAACTAACGAGGGTTTTCGTAATTTCAGTTGACATTTTTCTCCTACTTCAGTCTTACCCATGGGATTTGAAAAGCGCTTTGATACTGTAACGTACCAGATGCTGGTGAATCCGATATGGGGCTTAGAGAGCCACCAAGATTATACCCATATATAGCTGGGTCGCTAGTGCCTTGATAATAAAACGAATAATATCCCCCAGAAATACCGGCAGGGAATGGCCCAGTGGTTGCATTTGACATAAAGAAGACAAAATATTGGCTTCCAGCTGTAAGATTTACAGTTGAAGGGTATCCCCCACCAGTAACAAACGATCTAGTATACAGGGTACCGGCGCTTGTTAGAAGTGTTGTATCGTTTGCAGTTTGGGCTAGTAAAGTAAGCGCATTCGTTGATTGAGTGTAAGAATACAACAAAAATCTGCTAAACGTTGCTCCAGATGCTCCGGAACCGTTTGTCAATTGCATTGATATTGAACTAACTGTTAAGTTTCTATTCGCTATTATGCCTGCGCCGTTAGAGTAGCTACTTGTTTGAATTGAGGCGGTACCAAGCACACTGGTTCGTGAAAAGTTCTCTAAGTGAGTCGGGTAAACACTGTCCATAACAGCTGCCGTATTACCTGTCGCACCAGTAGGGCCAGTAGCTCCAGCAGTACCCGTAGATCCAGTAGCACCCGTAGCTCCCGTAGCTCCCGTGGCACCAGTAGAACCTGTTGGTCCAGTGGGTCCGCTAAAAGGGGAACGAACTAAGTTCCATTCCGCCCCATCCCATGTCCAAGTATTACTACCGTAGGTGTAGGTTTGGTTAAGTGTTGGTAAGTTTGGAAAACTGATAGCCATTAGTTATCTCCTTTAGTAGGCATTTATATTACCAATATTTTGATAAAAAGCGGATATGCCAAGATTTACTTGAGTCCATGAAGCACCATTTGTGGAGTAAGCAATTGCAGTAGTTGCATTATTATTTCCAGATAAGGCAACAAAATATGTGCCTGTCCAAATTACTTGTGTCCAAATATATTGAGCTGAAGGCATAGAAACTGTATTCCAAGTATTTAAATCAGTAGACCATACCGCATAGTTATTTCTTTCTAAAGCTACGTATCTTCCATTTCCGTAAGCGCAAGAGGTGTAGCTGTAGTTAGGGATATTAGTATTGGTGTTCCAAGTGCTTCCGTTTGAACTGTACATAACTCTTCCAGTTCCTTGAGTAGAAACTGCCCAAACATAGGAAGGAGAAGTCCCTACAGCCCAGCCGTTATTATTGGCACCCGCAGGAAGAGCACCACTACTCCACGTAATTCCGTCTGCTGTAGACGCCCAATTCCCCGTATAACCTAGCGTATAAAATTTTCCATTCCAAAACGCAGGGTATATAGACCAATTTTCGTTAACTACTGGCATAGTTATAGAGGTCCAGTTTATTCCATCGTTTGATATGGCTGCTTGTGTATTATTGCCATTATTAACTGTTGTTGCAAAGTATTTTTTGCCACCATATACCGCACCACGCCACCAAACCGCTGATCCCCCAGGTAATGTTCCAGATGTAAAATTAATACCATCAGAAGAGGCATAAGATTTATTTCCATTACCAGGAAACAAAACTAATTTACCGCCGCCTATTGCGGCTTGACCGTAACCTCCTTGGGTATTATCTAGGCTTGTAATACCTGTGTTTACAGTTGTATATGTTATACCATTTTTACTTGAGTAAACAATAGGAGTACTGGTACTGCCACTTGAGTAACCATACACTAAAAAGTTTGGTGAACGGTTTACAAATGACCCCACCGTAGCTAAAGATGTTCCGCTCATTACGACAGTCCATTACCTGAAATAAACCATGTAGTAGTTCCCACTTTAACTGCGGTAGCCATTCCGTATGATGACAAAGTTCTATTGCCAGTAGATCCAACCCCAGAAAGGTACATTGTATCTGAACACGTAATAGTTGCAGTTGTAGATCCGCTAGCAATAAACGTAATAGCTGTTCCAATTGGATAAGCAACAGAAGAGTTTGCTGGAATTGTAACTGTAACGGTTGCACCTGTTAAATAAACATGAGCACCTTCATCAGAGTATGCTGTTGTATAAGTTGACCCAGATTGAGAATTTTGGGGAATTCCCACAAAACCAATTCCGTTAGCTGCGGTGGTAGCACTAGGTGTAACAGCTACAGTAGGGGTAGGTCCAGTAGCGCCTGCGGCGCCTGTAGGTCCTGTTGGTCCTGTCACAGATGTTCCAGCAGGGCCAGTAGGTCCCGTTGGTCCAGCCTGTGAAACACCAATCTCAACCCACGCTGTTCCAATATAGGCATACTCGGCACCAGTGTTTGTATTGAACCACGCTTGACCTTGTACAGGGTTAGAAGGCTGTGTAGCAGAGGCTGTGTAAAGATTTGGCGCAGCATTTCCTGTAGGACCCGTAGGTCCAGTGTAGACGGCTGCGGTGGAATACACGTTCCACTTTGAGCCATCCCACTGGAAGGTTTTTGTACCGGCTACAAATAGCTGGTTTACGGTAGGCGATGCTGGAAAAGTAATCGCCATGGTTTATGCCTGCGATTCTGACCAGGACATACGACCGGTGATCAAGTACGGCTGTGAGCTACCGATACCAGTAGTATCAATAACCTTTGCCGCAATTGTCAGGACGTCTGGTCCGTTAGGGAATGTGTAGTTACCGCCCAAGATACTGTTACCCATATCGGTGATACCTGATAATGGGAACGCATTTGTATTAGACAAACGACGTCCTGTTCCTTGGTCAACAGAACCACCTGATGCACGGAATGAGTAAAGACTAAGTCCACCCGAGATAGTGTCTCCGCCTTGGTGTGGCACGTACTGTGACAACGAAGGCTTTCCAGCATTTTGGAAGTTAAAGTTACTCAAACCACCATTTAGAATCATATAAATGGTTGAGTCGTGAGTTGTCGTAATTTCAGCCTCATTTAAGTGGAGCTGCATACGGTTGATGATTTCACGAGCACCTAGGTTACCGATCAAGTTAGAGTCTACTGATGGCGCAAGGCGCAAACTAATTAACGGAATCAAAGCGGTACCAAGAGGAATTGAGCTTCCTGTTGTTGCTGTACCCGCAGTAATTGATATACCATTGGAGATGGTTGCGTAGTTATATGGATAGTAATAGCCACTTTGAAGGAATATGTATACCAAGATAGATCCACCGCTGTATTGTGTGTATGCAACCGTCTGTGAACCGTTCAACTGAC